ATGTGCGGTCGCATCGTCCAGAGGTCAGGGCCGCTCGACTATGTCGAACGAATCTTCCCCAACGTCCACAAGATATTCAGCGACCCAGCCGGGCCGCGCTACAACATCCCGCCGGGCACGCGGCCGCTGGCAATGCACCGCCTGGCAGAGGATTTCGAACTGGAGCGGCTGCCTTGGGGCTGGCGCCCGCACAATTCCAAATACCTCATGTCAAATGCCCGGCTGGACAAGATCCTCGCCAACGCGTGGCCGTGGAAACTGCTGACGGCCCATGGCCGTATCCTGGTGCCGGCGGATGGCTGGTATGAATGGCTGGCGCTGACCGATGAGCCCAAGCCGCCGAAACAGCCCTACTACATCCACGCGGCCAACAGCGCGCCGCTCTACTTCGCGGCCCTGAGCAACTGGCGCGCCGGCGCCGAGAAGGACGAGGCCCACGGCTTTGCGATCGTGACAGACGACAGCGCAGGCGGCATGGTCGACGTCCACGACCGCCGACCCGTCGCGCTGCCGGCCGACCTCGCTATCCACTGGATGGACCCGGAATTTCCCGTGGCGCAGGCTGTCGAGCTACTACAGCACGGCCTGCCGGAAACCGCATTCGCATGGCACCCGGTGCGCCAGCAAGTGGGCAGTTCGAAGTACCAGCTCCCGGACGCAATCGACCCCATTTAAAGCGGATTACACTGTTCATCCAACCAGTGTTTTCCGCTATGCCGTTTAAAGCCCCCCTCACCTATGCCGCGCTGCGCGCTATCCGCGAGCGCCAGCCCGAAAACGCCGATATCCTGGCACTGCTCTGGGAGATCAAGCGTCTGCGCTCGCTGCTCCTGCGGCTCGATCAAGTGTCCTGTGACCTCCGGCGTCCGTCGGGGCTGATGGGCGACATCTACGACGAGCTGATGCGGCAGATCGCGGCCGAGCCGTGCGTCCTGGAGCGCAAGGAATGGACGGCCGAGATCCTCGAAGCGCCGTACAAGCTGCGCAAGGGCATGGCGCCGCGGTAGCACTGGCGTTACAAAGTAGTCCTTGCAATGGTCTCAATATGAGACTAACTTGAACGCATGGCAGCACACGCAGCCGGCGGCGCCTCCCGAATGAGGGGCAAGGACAGAAAAATGAAAATCGCACTGATGCACAGCCACTTTGACGCCGCACACTTGGCCGGCGTCAAGGCCGAAATGGCGACCTTGGGTGCCCCGATCATCAAAGCGGTCTGGATCGATGCTCACGGCCATTGGGCCGCGCTGGAAGGCGCCCACCGCATCCGCGCCGCCGCCGACCTAGGCCTGCCCCCCGTGATCCAAAAAATCGAATACAGCGAGGATGTGACGATCGCGGATCTTGGCTGCGACGACGCCGGCGAAGGCTATACCGTCGCCGACATCGCGGATGGATCCCACCGTAGCACGATCATCACTTTTGAGGCCGAAGAATGAGCAACAGAGGCCGATTGACGGTCACGCCAGGCGGCCCCTGGCGTCTCTACCAGCACGCGGCCCTGCCCGGCTGGGAGATGCTGGGGACTGTACAGCGTGGCGACGAAATCGGCGCGCTGGCACGCAACAAGCAGACCGGCGCGCTGGTCATGATGCGGGCCGGCGCTGCATCAGTGATTGACCAGCGTAAAGCCCTGACGGCGCTCGCCCAAGTCACCGAAAAATAGTTCTTGCATGAGTCTCATATTGAGACTAAATTAGGTCATGGCAGCATACGCAGCCACCCGCACCGCAGGGCATAGTGGTAGGAAAAAAAATGGCAACCGCACAACAAGCGTTCAAGGCCGCATACGGCATCCTGCGCAAGCACGCAGCCTCGCTGCTGGATGATTCCTTTGATGCGAATCGTTGGGGCACCGATGCAGAAGGCATGAGGCAGCGCAGCGCTCGTCTCGTGGCGGACAAGCTGGGCCTCTCTACCATCGCGCCCATGCCGCAACTGCACTATCTCGCTGCGGTGGCCGCTGCTGATGTGGTACTGATTCGCCAGCCCCGCGTGCAGCGCACCGTCCAGGAGCGGCTGGACTACATCCGCAACACCGAAATCTACATCTACACCTGATCATGCGCAAAGCCAGCAGCATCCATGCTGATATCGCGGCCTACAAAATCCAGCAGGCCGAGAAATGGCAGCACTCGGATCTGATGGTGGTCCAGGGCCTGGTCAACACTTATGAGGTGCGCCCGCTACTGCAAGCCCTGGCCGCCGAGATCGGCAGCGACAAGCTGGCGGCAATTGCCGCCAGCGTGGCCGAGATCGAAGACCAGCGCGAGCGCGAAGGCATCCGCTGCCGGCGAAAGGTTACGGACACACAGCGCTACGCCCTGGCCACTGCATTGCTGGAGAAATACGGCACGGCGCGCGGTGTCGTCAAAGCCGCCTGGGGCCTGACCGACCAACAGATCGACGAGGCCGAGGCATGAGCGGCGGGCTTGACTTCTCGGGGCTCACCGACGATCAGATCGTTGAGCTGGCCAGCGCCCTCGCGCACGAGGCTTTGATGCGCAATCCCGCTGTCGCGGCTGCATTTCAGCATGCCCTGCTGACCGCACAGGAGCGCGCCGAGGCCGCCGTGCGTGGTGCGCAGATGGGCAAGGCTCGGCAGCGACAGCAGATCGAAGAGATCCACCGGCGCGCCGCCGAAGAGCAAGGGCGCGAAGAACTACGGCAGCGACGGCATGCGGCCGTGGCCGGCTTTGTGCGCCGGGCCGCGCAGCTGGTAGGGCGCGATCCTGGCGATGTGACGCTGGTGTGGATGGATCAATACGGCAATGGGCACCGGCTGTATCTCAACGCCGGCACTAGTACCGAGGGCTACGGCGCCATGCACTTGGTGGACTACACCCCGCAGAGCGAGGCTATCCGCGTGAGTTGGGCGCTGGACAAGCGCAAAGCCGATCTGCTGGTGTGGGCGCGCGAGGCGGTAGCCGCGCTGCGCGCGCTCAGCATCGACAGTATCTTCATCAAGGGCATCGAACTATGAGCAATCTTCCCGCAAATCCGTTGCAGGGCATTCTTCAGCGCGCGGCGCAGACTCTGCCGGCGACCACCGGCAAGGTAGCCGTCCAGCAGGAGCGCCTGGACCGCCGTAGCGGCCAGCTGGTGATCCTGGCCGACATTTCGGCGAGCATGGGTGGCCCGGCTTCGGGCGGCCAGCGAAAGATCGACGTGCTGCGCCAGGCCGTGGCGGGCGCAGCACAGCAGATGCCGGCACGGCTGTTCGTGTTCAGCAAGGGGGCCAGAGAGATCGACGCTAACGCTATCCCCGAACCAGAGGACAACACGAACCTGGCTGCTGGACTGGACGCGGTTCGGCAACTGGACCCCGGCGTTACGCTCGTAATCAGCGACGGCCAGCCCGACAATGCAGCCGCGGCGCTAGAGTCGGCACGACAGTTTCGCGGCGCAATCGATGTGCTCTATGTCGGCCCCGAGAGCGACACTGCGGCAGTCCAGTTCATGCGGCAGCTCGCCCGCATCGGCGGCGGCGATGTGCGTGTGCATGATGTAGCCAAGCTGGGCAACGCCCAGCAGCTGCTCAGGCACATTGCGGGGCTACTGCGATGAGCTACTGCGATGAGCTATCTACTGTATATCGCACTCAACGACCAGACCCGCGAGCGCGTACTTCCCGAGGACTGCGACGCCGTAGAGCAGGCCGGCATCATCGACCGCACGCTGTTGCCTGTGCTGCGCTCCGGGCAGGGGTGGGCAAACAGTCGCAAGAGCAGGTACACCGTGCGCGGCGAGATCCGCACCAACGCGGCCAGTTTCGAGCTGCTGGACGAGGGGACGCCCATCGCCGTGTTGGCTGTCGCCCTCCACTCCAAGACCAGCGCCCGCATGTGGAGCTGGTTGCATGAGCACTCACCGCGACCGCTTCCCGAAAATGGCGATGCACCGCGCCCGGCTTGGGCAGCGCTGCGCTACGACGTGCCAGAGGTGGTGCTACCAGACTGGATCGATTGGTGGGCGAAGCACGTTGGCTATGCGCTGCTACACCGAGAGGGCTGGTGATGGTTGCTACTGATCTGCGCGCTTGGCAGGAGCGCCATGGCTACACATACGCAAGCGCGGCAGACGCCCTGGGCGTATCCCGCGCCACCTACGCCCGCTATCTCGCGGCGGCTGGCGAGCTGCCCCGTATGCTCGCCCTGGCCTGTGCGGCAGTCGATGCCGGCCTAGATGTGCCTCAGGGCGACCGCAGACCATCGTAGCTGCGCTCGCACGTCAGTCCGGCGATGCGGGCACGGTCTGCAACGCCTGCAAGCGCTTCAGCTCGATCGACAGCGCGGCCGAGCATGTAGGCGAGCAGATCGACGGCAGCGGCTCCTGCCGGGCCTCCGTCGGCAAGGGTGGGATCTCGACCTGCTGCGGCGTGAGCCAGCGCGTTGGCGCGGGCGCGCATGCGGTCACGCTCACCACGAACACCAGCAGCGTCAGCAGCCGCAGCAGCGGCCAGGGTCTGGGCATCATCACGGGCTTTCTCCACGGCGGCAGTACGCCGCCTCTCCTCGGTTCGGGCCGCCTCGACTGCGGCCACGGTCGCCCGGGCCTGGGCGTCGTTCTTTTCGGCCTGCTGGCGCTGCAACTCGGCAATCTCCGCCCCGTAGCGCCAGCCCTGCACCGTCCAGGCCACGGTGGCTCCCGCGATAGCGGCCGCCGCGTAGCCCCGCCAGCCCGCCAGCAGCCCGGCGGCGCTCGCCAGGGCGGTCACGGCTGCACCTCGGCGACGGCCTGCCGGTACAGATCAGGCCAGGTTTGCGGGTGCGGCTTGCCTGGCCGCCAGGTGCGCAAGTACAGCGCGAGGGCTGCATCGGCATCGCCCACGGCGGGCAGCTTGCCGGGATCGGTCCACAGCAGCAGCCGCGCGACGCCAGCGGCCAGGATGTCGTCGTATTCCAGGGCGCCGTAGATCGCGTCCGGGTCGCACGCCACACTGCGGGCCTTGCACAGCGCGGCCAGGTGGCCCTTGCTCGCCGGGTGCAGGTAGACGCCCCACACGCCGCCACGGCTCGCACGCGTGCCCTTTTCGAATTGCCAGAAGCCGCGCGCCGGACCACCGATCTGCCGCCGATGCACGAAACGGCTTTCCTGCAGGCCGATCGCCAGCAGCATGCAGCGCGCCTGCGGCGTGTCCATGGCGGCCGGCAGCAGGGCCAGCGCCGGGCTGATCGCAGTCGAAGTGATTTCCTTAAGATCCATCATTGCCTCACACTCACAATGCACGCAACATTGCCTTGCGCGCGATAAACGAGGACCGCCAGCAAGAGCGCCACCACGGTCTGCCACACGGTCACCTGCTCATGCTGGACAAGCACGTCCAGCGCCTGGCCACCCGTGCCGACGATCAGCATGTAGGCCACCCAGGACATGCCGCGCCGGAACCGCGCGCCGTTGCGCCGGTAGAGCAGCAGGCGCACGGCCGACGCGATGTTGGCAGCGACAAAAAGAAAGGCCACCAAAATGTGGTGGCCTGATGCGATCACTTCTGTGGGTTGCATGTCAGCCCCCTTTCCTGAAGACCGAAAAATCCAGCGCCTTGATCTTCTCGATTGCCGTCAGCGCCGCCGTGACAACGAGTGCCGCCGCGCCGAATGCAGCAATCGCCGTCTCTTTGATCGGAGTCAGCCCGACGACATCAGGCGCGGCAAGATAGCCGATCACGAATGAGATTGCCCAATAAGCAAACCGCGACAACACGCCACCCTCCTTCCGCGACACAACGAAAAGCGACGCTCCGGCGAAGGCCCCGATCAACGCGTTCCCATCGATCCCCGGCAACAGTCCAGCGAGCGTCACGCCCGCTGCCGCTGCCGCCACAACACCCGTGCTTGCAGGTTCTGCCATGTGATTTCCTATTCTGTGATGCTGCGGATTTTCTAGGTCGGCTGAACGTCCGTCAGCCATGCGGGCAACGGCCCCCATCCTGGATAGCTGACATCCTTGTCACCGGCCCTCTCGACAGCACCGAGGACATAGGGCGCTTTCGTGGCCGTGACCCAGAGCGGCACGGCGCGGTAGTCCTGCACAGATTTCCAGGCGTCGCCGACGCGACGCGCAACGCGGCCCGCAGGTGCCGGCGGCGGCGCGTCGGTGTATGCGCCGTATGGGACGTTGTAGACGCCCTCGTCGAGTTCGAATTCGTGCGCGACAGTCTCATACAGATACAGGCCGTCCCGGTCAGTCTGATAAACGGTGATGTGCTTGTGCATACTTGCCTCAAATGTGAATGCGGGGGTTGAAAGCGACGTTGATGCCGCGCGTCTCGCTCGAAACGCGCGACGCGCGCGCGGTGTCCATCTGAACTTGCGAAAACGCCTGCGCTGCCGTGCCGCTCGCTGCAAACTGCGTCGCAGTGCCCGGCAGCGCTGCGAATACGCCGTTGATGCCTATCTCCTGCGGCGCGCCGAGAACCCCTTGCAGCCGCTGACCAGCATCCATCTGCTTCGTGCCCAGGACGCGCGCGCCGCCGTCTGCGTTGGAGCCGGTGTAGCGAAAGTGCATATCGCGCAGGTCCGGCACGCGGAATTGCGTCGAGTTGACATCCACGAAGTAGTACGCGCCGACGTTTGCTGCCCACGTTGCTTGAGACACTACGAGGCCGGCTTCGCGTGCGTACCCCCACAGCGCGGGATATGCTGCCTTCGAGAGCAACCCGCCGGTCGCGTCAATCTCGTTGACCAGCGGCGCAGGCGTGTGCCCAATGAGCGGGCGGCCGCACAGTGGCGAGCGGTATCCGGTGTAGTACGCCGTCGAAGTCCAAAGCCACATCTCTCCGGCTTCCGCGATCATGATGGGGCCCATATTCGTAGTCGGCACAGCGACGATGGAGACCATCATCGGATACGACCCGAGGATACGGGAGACAAACTCCGTCGTAGCAAGCCTTTGAGAGTTGTCTCCAGTCCCGGGCGTCGGCGCTGTGGGCGTGCCGGTCAAACCAGGGGAGTCCAGTGGCGCACCGCCAATGTGGTTCAGCACCTGGACGGGCGTCTTCGTCGCCAGGGCACCACCGCCAGCCCCTACCAGATAATCGCCCGCGGCCACGGCGCCGACACCCGTGCCGCCACGCGCCACGGCCAAGACCCCCGCATTCGCCTTGGCCACATCAAGCCCGGTCACAGTCAGCTTCACGTCGCCGGTGCCGTCGAATGCTTGCGCCGCGGCGGTTGCGCCGCCTTCGAGCGAAAAGCTTCGGCTGGCGCCCAGCTTCGTTGCCGCCCCAGCGGTCAGCGAGGACGCCGTGCCGGCCAGTCTGGCCACAGGCACAATGCCAGAGGTCAGGCTGGCCGCGTTGAGATTCTGAAGTGCGTAGGAAATCGCGTCGTCGCCGCCGGCAGAGAGCGGCCGGCCGGTCAGAGCAGCGACCGCGGCCAGGCTTCGGAAGAGCCAGCCCAGCTTTTCATCGGTGAGCTGCTGAACCTTATTGAACTGCTCGACGGTCGGGGGAAGCGATCCGATATAGGCCCAGCCGGTCTTGTATTGGGCGCCGGTGATCCCCTCGGTGGAGCCGGACTGCGCCCAGGTGACGGTAAACAGCTCGAAGAAAGTGGTATCTGCCATCAGTGAATTCCTCGCGCCAGCACGCCAGCGCCAAAGCCATAGAAACCCTGCTCGCGGAAGCCGAAGGGCCTTTCCGTTGAGCCAGAGATAATTTGCACGCCGACCCCCGCCGCTTTGGGCACCCACTTGTACGGATTGGCCATCAAAGGATCATTCGGCCCCGGGACGCGGCTCACCCAGATCCGGATCTTTGCGTTGCCCGCGTCCTGGACGATCACGCGTGTGACGTCGAAGATCGGCTTGAGGGAGGCGGTGATTTCCGGGGTAGTCCCGTGCCCGTTGTTCAGGGCAATCTTCCAGTACAGAAGTTTCCTGTACTCGGCATCCAGCAACCTGGTGGAGCCGGCCACGGGGCGCTCGTTCGAACGACGGATCCTCGCCTGGCCAAACCCGCTGACGTTCGGTTGGCCGGAGAAGCCAAAGAACTGCACGTAGACCGCCTCGTCGATAACGCGGGGCAGACCCACGATCTCGCCAATGCCATCGAGCTGGCGCCCCACGGCCGTGTCCAGCCAGCGCTCGTCATACATCGCGCGCAGCGCACCCCGCAGGCCGGCCGCGGGCTGAAGGATTGCCTTGACGAGCGCTTCGAGACGCCGCTTTCCTTGGAACTGTCCGAGCCAATGCGACCAGGCGATGCCGGCATGATCCTGCTGTAAGTCCATCAGGTCACCTTGATACGTGATCGGTCGAAGGCCGCCACCTGAGAGTCCAGGATTTCTATGTTGGCGCCTGCGTAGTCTCCAGGGCCGGGAACGAACGCCGGATCCGTGGAGAAGGCCAGTTGCAGGTCTACGGACGCAATCCCCGCCGTCCTGTAGATCGCGCCGAACAAGCGCTGCCGGATAACGTCATCCCCGATTGAGAAGCCCTCGCCGGCCGCAGCAAGGTTCGCGGCGATCATCTCGAACCCATCCGGCGGAAACGCCTGTTCCGAGGGCGGCAGCAGCGTCACTGCGCACGAAATCCAAACGTACACCCGGACAGGCCTGTCGAACTTGATCGGGTGCTTTGCGCCCTCGCTGTCGGTCACGACCACCACCGTGGCGCCGTGCGTGTCAATCCCGCCGGCCTTGCCCCGAAAGATGGCCGCGGCGACTTCATCGTCCAGGCCGCCATCCACCACGGCATGTACAGAATGCGGAGGCCGGCCGGCAGCGTCGACCGTGTCGCTATCGTTCGAGAACACGCGCAGCGCACGTACGCCCGCTACATTGTCTCGGATGTTGGGCGCAAGGCTCGGCAGAGTGGCGGCGCCGAGCCGGAACAACCCGGTCGGATACCGCGCACGAAGTGCGGCGTCATTCTCCGCCAGCCTGCCCGCGACGCCGCCCTGCAGGTTGTCGACGGCGTCCCAGCCTTCCACTGCGGTCACGATACCGTTCAGGTCACCTGGTGCGGCGCCCTCCTCGGACGCGCCGTCGGACAACGCCAGCGCCGGCGAACCGAGGCGGACGAGCGCGAGCTGACTCGACCAAGTGATCGCGCGCGCGACGCGCCCGTCGGTAGCCGCGCGGATAGTCGCCCCGTCGCTGGACACCGCTAGGCCACTCGGCTCCAGCGCGGCGACCAAGCCTCCCAGGATTGCCGGCAGGTTAGTGGTGGCCATCGAGGTGTACGAGTAGGGTTGGCCGTCCACGGTCACCGTGTAGACGGTGTTTGGCGCCGGCGCCGGCTGCAACGTGATATCAGCCGCGGCACCCGCCAAGATGGTGGCGTCGGCGGCCAGCTCCCATAGGTTTTGGCTCACGCGATGCCGCACACGGGCACCGGCGCGCACCATCGTGCCCGCCGCGCCGTACAGCACCACATATGCGCGGGACCGCTCGTCCGCCAAGCGCCGCACCCCGGTAAAGGACACCGACCGGTCCAGCGACGCGCCGGTGGCCGAGCCGGGATACATGGACAGGTACACCCCCTCCATTTGCTCCCAAAGAGCCGCCTCGCGCTCGGCAAAGGTGTCGATCAGCAAGCCCGTGACACTGTCGGGCCGCGTCTCCACGCTCTGGCTGTAGCCTGCGGCCAGCAGCCGCGCGCGCAGGTCCTCAACAATCTCCTGCCGGACTTCCGGCAGGCGCATGCGGACGAAGCCGTCCGGCGTGACGCCGTAAGCCATAGAAAAGCCTCAAGATTCAGAAATTTAGGGCGCCGAGAATTCGGCAGTTCCCGTGGCCAGCCCGTAGGCTGATTCGGCCTCAAACTCGACGCTCAACACGCGCCGCACCCGGTCGATGGCCAGAGCCAGCCGGCGAACGCGTGACACGCCCGGCACGTCCAAGATGCGCGCGCGGAACACGGCCTCGACCGCCGCGCGGTCGGGGTTCTTCACCAAGACCTGATCGAAATACGGCACGCCGAACGACGTATCCAGGAACCACTCGCCGAGGAACGTGAGCAAGGTGACTTTGATCTGTTGGCCTACCCTTGCCGCGCCATCGACAAGGACGGCCCGGCCGAGCAGGTCCAGGGCAAGGTCGTGATCGGGAGACAGCAGGAGATCTACGCTCATCAGATGGGCTCCTCCGTCGTGCCGCCCATCCCATTGGGATGCCTGTGCGTGTCCCCCACATTCTTGCCGTTGTGCGTGAGGGCACCGTTGCGGAAGTTGACGGTACCGTCGATGTTGATCGTGCCGCTACCGCTCCCGCCAGAGCCGTTCATGCCCTGGGTGTACGTGAGCAGCCCGTTGATGGTCACCTTGCTATCGAAAACCGTCTCATCGGCGATCACGTGCTTGCGAGGTACCTTGATGGTGAGGGCTCCATCCGGGGCGATCTTCATCGACCCCGGCCCGTACTGGATACTGACGTTCTCGGTGTCCGCTTTGCCGGCGCCAGGTCGCACAACCGGAGACGCGAAGGCATCCGAGAGGTCGAACTGTCGCGGATCATCCGGCGGGCCATTGTCGCCGGCCAGCCAGTTCTCTAGCGAGCGCGCCGAAAACGACAGCGTGACTGGATCGCCAGGCTTCAGCGGCACAGAGATCAGCGCCTGCGCGCCATTCACATCGCCCGAGAACCACCGGACGGGCACCCGTACGATCAACGGCGCCTGCAGCACTTCGCCGTTGGCCAGGCGCTTGGCCAGCGCCGGCCGCGCCGTGACGGTCTCGCCGTCGTAGGACACGACTTCGCCCGGCAGCGTCGTATAAACGTCCGCCAGCTCCGACGAGATGAGCGTGCGCAACGCGGAAATTGGGTTGTTCATTTCTTCACCTTGGTTTTTGGCGGCGCGTACCTGTCCACCAGCTGCAGCTCGGTCTGCCAGTTGCCGCCCGCGCTGTCGCCCGAATGCTGCAGCCCTTCCACCCGCAGGAATGCCTCAACGCTCTTGCTCTCCAGCTTCACCAGATCGCCGGGGTTCAGGGTTGGCAATAGCAGCGACTGCACGCGCCAGCCGTCGCGCTGCTGCTGGGCGCTGACTAGATTGACGTTGTCGCCCGTGGTCTGGTCCTTCACCTTCGCCTTTTCGCGCGCCGCCTCCCGGGTGCGCTCGGGGAAGCCGAGTAGGCCCGTGTCGGCGGCCAGCACGACGGCCTGGCGGCGCGTCGTCCCACGGCGCTGTACAACCTGCAGCTGCTGGTTCTGGATCGACCATTCAAGGCCGGTGCCCTGCGTGACCTTGTGCAGCGCCGTTCGAGCCGCGCCATAGAACGAAAAGCCCTGTTGCCAGCGGCGGTCCGCCACATCGTCAGCCATGACGAGCGGAAGGCCCATCTGGCGGGCGATATCCCGGATGATGGCACTGGCCTGCGCCCCTGGCCCCAGACCAATCGAGATGGCTGTGTCCCGCACTTCGGTGTAGCCGTCCTTGACGATCAACTCGGTCACCACATCCGGCTGCTCGAACTTGGTGTAGGCGAACACCACACTCCCTGACGCCATCAACAGCGGCCCGCCCTCCTCCGCATAGCCCGCGTACAGAACACAGCGCAGGCCCGGCTCCTCCAGAGCGCGGCGGGTAGCCGCGGCCAGGTTGTAGACGCGGATCGTGTGGTCGTTCGGCTCCTCTTCCGTGTCCTTGCGCACGTCGAAGGTGATGCGAATGGGCTGCACGATCTCCACGCCCTTCTGGTTCGGCTTTCCAACCAGCAGCCTGTAGACCCGGTCAAAGCGCGGCATTGGGCACCTCGTCGACACTCACATACATCAGGCCCACCTCGCCACTCGGCAGTGCCGCGCGGCTGATCGTGTTGCGTCTGTCCGGCGCGAGCGCGATCAACTCGCCGGCCGGCACCGGGAGGTGACGATATTGCGCCAGTAGCGGCGTGTCAGGAACCAGCGCGATTCCCGCTACCACAACCTCGTTGTATGCGTTCTCGATCGACATGGCCCAGGCCTCGAACTCGCTGTTCCAGCCCAGTCCCAGGAAATACGTAACGCCGTCCAGTTCGACCTCGGTCAAACTGTCGTTTGCGTCCAGCACCGGGATTTGAATCATTGGCCGCCTCCGAGAATGCCGCTCGCCTTCTTGCCCGCGCCGCTGGTGGCGCTCTTCAGGTCCGAGACCTCGCGCGGCGCCGCCTTGCCGGCGTTGGTCTTGGTCGCCCCTGCCTTGCCCGTCGCCGAGCCGCTGGTCTTGGCCGGCGGGATATCCGCCTGCCGCAGGGTGACCTTCCGGATCTTCTTGAACTCGGCGGTGATGGAAAAGCGTTCGCCGCCGTCGGTGGCGCGGCCGATTTCGCAGCGTTCCATGACGAAATCGGTGTACACGTCCAGGCCCGTCGTTACCGTGATAGGCAGGCGGTCTGCATGGATCTGCCGCAGCGCGGCCTTCGCGCTGATGAGCTTCGAACGACCAGCTCCGGCACCGCCCCCGGCGGCCCGGCCGGCGAAGCGGCCGCCGAGAAGCGACACCTCCGCGGCAGTCACCCAGCCGTCCAGCTGCAGCCGCTCGGATTCCTGCACCACATGGTCGGTAACGGGCGGCCCATCCTCCACCGGATAGCTCGTCGCCTGGCTCTCCAGTGATGTCGACTCGCTCAACAGGGCGTCCAGCGGAACGACGCCGATGCTGCTGCCGCCGTTCCAACCGAACACCAATGACACAAAGCTCATGAAATCCCCCTAACGCGACGCTTCGACGCCGGTCGGAAACTGAAAGAACTCGGCCATCATGTCCATGCTTCGCTGCCGCGACGCATCCAACCCACGACGAGCAGCGCCCGCGATCGCATTGGGGTCAGAGCTAGTCGCATTCACCGTGACCTCCGTACGGGCGTCAATGGTCACGGGTCCTCGGTCTTCCCGCCGCGCACCAACGGCTGTACCGGGTGTGATGAATGGAACTCCGGCCCCTGCGGCGAAGGCCTCCCACTGTGGCTTGTCGCCCAGCAGCCCCTTCGGGCCACTCAAGGCTGCGCGCTGCTCATCGGTAAGAATCCGGCTAGGCAGGGCTCCCACGATCGTTTCCTTGGCCGCATCCCATTTGTCAGATATCCACTTCTTGATGGCATCTCCGATCTCCTTGATCTTGGCCAGCATGCGATCGCCGATCTCGTCGAAATAGGCCCAGATTCCTTCGAACGCATCGCGCCAGTACTGCATCGCAGCATCCCAGTCCCCTTCGAATGCCGCAATCACCCCCTTCACGATGCCGCTCCAGAAATCCCAGATGGCCTCGATGTACTCCAGGACTGGCTCCATAAAGGTACCCTTGGCTGCATCCTTGATGCGCTGCCAGGACTCGGTGAAGAACTTCACGATGCGGTCCCAGTTCGACCAGATGAGCCACAGCGCCGCGGAAATCACCGCCACGATCCGACCGACGGGCGTCATCGCAAACGCGCGCCACAGCAACGGGACGGCTCGCGTCGCAAGAAACATGATCAGGCTCCGAATCGGGCTCAGGATCTTCCACAGCCCGTAGGCCACCACCGAGATGGTCCCCCACTTCTTAGCCCACGGCCCCAGCTCCTGGCCAGCGCCGCCCAGGAAGTCCTTGACCTGCACTAGCACCCCCCTCACGGCGTCGATTTCCTCCCTCCAGGCCTCCACAGGCCCGACGAGATCGCCGAATACTGAATCGCCCCCACGGAACCACACGCCGATATCGTCGACCAGCAGGTAGATCGTCGCCAGGATGGTGGCCATGCGCAGCAGCGGCGCAATGCCACGGTTCCAGGCCGCCAGCATGCGCGCCGCGCCGGCCGGCCCGCGCCGCAAGGCCATCGCGGAATCCAAGCCAATCGCAGCTCGCGTCGCTGCAACCAGGGAGCGGATCAGGCCTCCCGACTGGAAGGTGGCAAGGCGGAGCCAGCCGCGCAGTTTCACCAGCCCCCAGGCCCCGCCACTGATGGCCAGCAGCTTGATGACGGTGGCGATGTTGTCCGCCAAGAACTCGATCGACTGCGTGACGCCGAGCACCGCGGTACGGCCGAACGTCAGCGTCTTGCCGAAAAACCTCTGAAAGGCGTCATTCCATACGGTCATCGCGTCGGCGATGGTGACCGGCATGTCCTGCGCCTCCACGCGCATTTTCGCCAGCTGCGACTGCAACGCGGGCAGGAACGTGTCGGTGGTGAGCTTTCCGGCCCGCACCTGCTCGAGCAGCTTGTCGGTCGTGATTCCAAGGCCGTCGGCCAGCGCCACCTGCAGGCGCGGCGCGGCGCGCATGAGCGTGCTGTATTCCTCCATCCCCAGCTTGTTCTGCATGATCGCCTTCGTCACCGAAGAGATCACGGACTCCTGGTCCTGGGCCTTGGTGCTGGACAAGGCCATGCCCAGGGACAGGCCTTCCGTCACATCGATCGTGTCCTGGGTGGTTTTTCCCAAGTCGGCCATGGTGCGCCGGGTGCGCACGAACAGTTCCGCACTGGACGAATAGGACTTGTAGGTAAGGCGCGAGACTCGCGCCAGTTCCTGGTCCACCTCGGCGTACTCTTGGGCCGAACTGGTTGCCTGCTTCATGCGGGCTTCCATCTGGCCCCAGGCGTCGATATCTCCAAAAATCCTCCTGACGATCGAAACGCCGAGGACCGCGCCGATGATTCCCCGCAGCCCGGCGAATGCGCCGGCCTGCTCCTTCACCGCGCGGGTGCCCTGCCACTGCGAGCGCGTCATGCGCTCCTGAGCCTGCCTCGCATCCTGAATACCCAGGCGGATGCCTTCCCAGGCGCCGATGCCGGCCTCCCGCACCACGTGCAAGCCGGACCGCGCCCCGGCCAGCAACGTGCCATATGCGGCTTGCACCTGGCCCAACCGCGTTCGCGTCTCCGCAACGTTCCCCGGAAAGGCGGCAGCTGCGCCCACCCCTGCTACCCCGACAGTATGGTTGCGCACTGGCGAGGGCAATCCCGGCATCGCGGGCCGGGAGGATGTGGGTACAGGCGTCGCGCCAGCGCTCCAAGCTCCTGGCTTGAATGCAGCCCCGGTGAGGGCCTGGCGCATTGTCTGGACGGTCTTAGCGCTGGCCCTGCGCATGGCCTCCTGCGCGCCCTGATAGGCGTCCTCGTACTTCTTTAGGCCGGCCTCGTCCACCTGGTAACGCAACAGGGTGACCAGCTCACGAACCGTAGTCATTGGCTATTCCTATTCGCCTGCGCCTGTGCCGCCTCGCGGGCGTCCATTAGCGCATTCAACTTCATGATGTCCAGGAGGTCTACATGCCCCAGGCGCACGGCTTCAAGGCTGACATGACCGGCCAGTATTGGCCGCCAAACGATCAGCTCTCGTTCGAACCCGGGATCAAAGACCCCGACAGATTCGCCAGCTTCTCGCGGGCCGGACCAAAGCGGCCGGCCCAACGCACCAAAGGGCCGGAAAAGTTGTGCGTCAGGACGTGAAACATCAGCTCCAGGATCTCCGAATAGTCCTGGAAGGCCAGGCCGCGGTGTGCCTCGGTCAGCGTTTGTGGCTCGCGGCCTTCGAGCTCGAAGCTCACGTTCTCCGCAGTCACCAACACGTCAAACCACTTTTTCAGTTCGTCTCCACCGAGGCGGCCCGACAGCTGGCGCAATGCGTCCATGATTGCCTGCTCGTCGCGCGTCTCGCGCGTCTCGCCCGCCTCGCCAACCACGGCGCCAAACAGTGCGCCGGCGGACGGGACGATTTCCTTCTGCAGGTCGCCCAGCAGCTTCAGCTGTGTGAGCGCATCGAACTTGGTTACGTGGAACGTCGTGGTACCGATCTGGACAGACTTCGTGCGGCTCATCAGGAATTACCCCCCACAACGTTGATGGCCGGCCCGGTCTCGATGACCCATTCCCGGGTCCCCACCTTCGCGGCGTAGCCCGCATCGGGCGTCTTGACGATCCACGCCGAGTCGGAGGCGTGGAGCGATTTCCCGCGCAGGTCCGTCACGGCAACAGGCACCGCGCCGTCGCCGTCGGTAGTCTTGTCAGCCTGGTGCAGCGCCGACAACAGCGCGTTGCTGGTGCTGGTCTGCACCAGCGTCACAGTGATGCGCAAGCGCGAATCGCGCGACATCGAGCGCGCGACCTCGCCGTCGACGCCGGCGACGGAGGAAATTCCCTCGCCGATCTCGGACACGGTCACGAACGTGTCTTCGGCGAGGCCGCTCAAGGCGATCGCGCCCATCACGATCTTCACCCGGTTGGGTGCATAGGTTTTCACAGCCATGCTGGATTTCTCCGCTTAGAGTTGCTGGTAGGTCAGGTTGCCCTTGATGTCGGCAACGTGGATGGCACCGGCCAGGCGGGCGCTGAACTTGAGGTCGCGCAGGATCCGGTTCGCCTTGTCGTTGGTGGAAATATTCATCGACAGCGGCGCCGAGATCACGAAGCCCGGAATCATCTTTCCGCTGGCGTCGATTTCGTCGGGCGCCACTAGGCCGCGTGATTGGCCGAGCATCAGCGCCTTGCGCACGCCGGTCACCAGGATCTGGATACCGTCGTCCGTGAAAGGAACCTTGCCGTTCGCGTTGATCAACTGGGTGGCGACCTCGATCTTGATCTGCTCGGCCAGCCAGTCGCGCCCGCGGATCACATCGATCCATTCGCCCGCCGCCACCTTGCCGTTCTGCGTCACGGCGAAGTTGCGCATCTGCTCGAAGGTGTTGGCGTTCTTGGCGTGGGCGGCCAGGGCCTGCCCCTCGCTGAGGCTGTCATAGCTGATACCCGCCAAGCGCGTGTTGGCCCACGTCTCGCCGCCGGGATAGTAGGTGAAGCGATTGGCGGTAACGGCAGCTTCCAGCGCCTCGGTGCCGGCCTGGCCATGGAACCAGACGTGGGTCCGGAAATACTGCTTCCGCTGACATTTCGAAGCCAGATCATCGGTGACAGCCGCATCGATGATCCCGGCCTGGTCGCTCGACACGCCGAACAGGCGGCCGTTGGATTCGACCCATTCGGCCGCGTCCAGGACGTCGGCCTCGGTGCGGCTCGCCAGCGAGACGCCATACCAGTCGCCGTTTTCCTTCAGGCATGCCGAGAGCGCCGCAGTGGGCGTTTCCGTGCTGGTGGGGATGCTCACCGACAGATTTCCCTTGACCGAGACGGCCACAGCGGTGCCAGCGGTGCTGGCGGTGATGGAAACCTCGGCCCCGACCGACGCGGCAGACACGGGAGCGCCGCTCGTCGTAATCGCGGCTACCAGGCCGGCGGCGATGTCGTCAGGCGTGCTTGCCTCCAGCCCCGTGAACTTGGGCGAGGCCGATTGCACCGCGCCGTCCTGGGCACGCCAGCGGAGCGTGACCTCGTAGTCCGCGACGCCGGCGCGCGTAACGGTGACACGGGTCGCGTCGACATGGCGACGGCCAACGAAGACGCGCGTCACCGTGGGAATCTGCTTGAAGGCATCGCGCACCGCGATGTAAAGCGGGTCGGCTTGGCTGATGCCCAGGTCCAGCAGCTCGGAGGCCTCCGTAACCACCAGGATCCGGTTCACCGAAAGAACGTGCGCGCCCAGCACCAGGATGTCGGAGAAATTCTGCTCTTTGATGGCGGTGGTGTTCAGGGAGATCGCCACATTGACGATCCGATCGAGGTTTGCCATATGTGGCTCCAATGAAAGCGGCCTCCGGGCGGAGGCCATGTAGCGAAAGAATGGGCGACGGCGGCGCTACGGCGCGTCGCCTTCGGTGACGGAAAAGGCCGTCTCGGCCGGCGGCGTCAGCCCGCCGAAGGTGACACCAGCCCCGGCCACCGTGGCAATGAAGCTGGTATCGCCCGCATAAGATGTGGCGTACCGGATGCCAAGTTCGAGCACCGCCCGCTGCTCGTAGCGGGCGCCATCCCGCAACACGGGAACGTTCTCCAGGCGGCCCAGATGGAACACAGCGAGGCCCAGCGCCTCGGCCCGGTCTTCAAAAAGGGGGTGCTGCAGCCGCAGCTGCATGGCGGCCAGGCCGTCGAAAGCGCCGGCGCCGTAGCCCTGCAATTCAACAATGGCATCCGTGTGATGCGAAACGGCCATCTCGCCGTCGTCACCGACGCTACCCCGCTCTCCTGGGCCGGCTTGCGACCAGCGCACCGCCATGGCGATGTATGGTTGGCGCGGGCGGTTGCCGTTCTCGTTGGCGAATATCACGGGCACGCCGGCGGCGGCCGCCTCTATCAGCTCGAAAATCGCGTCCTCTGGTGCCATGTCTCGTTCCGTAGAATTCTGCGCCGATGGGACTATCAGCCAACGCTACAGCGTGGCCGACTCGGCGCTGCCCTCTCCGGTGGCCTGGATTGCCCGGCCGGACCCGGGAAAGACCCTGCGGACGTTTAGCCCCGTCCGCCCCCGTTCCAGGTAGCCGGGGAATCCTGGGCTTGCATCAATTCGTAGTCGGCCAGCAGCACCGCCAGATAGCGGAAATGCGGAATGACGCCGGATTGCCACGGCGCCACCCCGACCACCAGGTACTCGCCCGCCATCGGCGCGGCGTCCCATACCAGCCGGTCGCCGCCGGTCCAATCCTGACCGGCCACCGCCAACGGCGCCGTGGTGTAGATGCGAACGGCGGCGCGCACGCGGCGCCCTTCCGGGTTCGCCTGCAACTGCTCGTAGTCGGCCGCCTTGGCGGGCTGCACCGACGCGGAGATGTGTTTCTCCGGTCCTGGCTCGCCCTCGATCCAATGGCCGCGCTCGCGCCGCCCGGGCAGACGAGTCCGGACGACATGGGGTTTTCGGAAGCTCATGGCGCTACACCTTCTGGTATCGGACGGCGTTGACCAGCAGTCCGTCATCAATCAAGGGCACATCGCTGCCCTTCTTCGCGATGGTCGACGCCGCGTTGGGCTTGGCCCATTTCTTGGAGCTGCGGATGTGCGCCTTCTGATGCTTCTCGGCGAATGCGCCCAGCTGGTCCAGCGCCTGGTCGGTGGTCAGACTGCCTCCCTCGACAGCGGCGGCCATTCGGTCCATGGCCTGCCCCAGCACCTCGCCGTTCTTCTCGGCGAAGTCACGCATCGCCGGCCGCGCCGGTATCGTCTCGGTTCCGAACTCGTTCCAAATTGCGATGTCCAGCAGATCGGCCTGTGTGTCAGGGTCCTTGCCGGCGCCCGCCTGAATACCGAACTTCACGCCACGGCCGTTTAGTGATCGGGCTAGGCGCGCATGCACCCCGAGCCCTCTATCAATCGACTTTACAGACACGTGGGCGGCTCCTAACAGTTGCGGCGCCGACGCCGCAGAGCCGAGCCAGGATCCGATACTTGGCGTAGAAGCCCGCAGGGTCATCGGCGCCCTCGACACGGCCGTAAGTCCGCTGCAGATCACCTTCCTTCTCGCTCACCACCCCTGGCCTGGCCAGCACAGCGTCAGCCTCGGCCGCTCGCTGCATTTTGATGCCATACAGTAGCCAGGCCGCGTACCACAGCTGCGCCTCATCCTGCCTTTTCTCAGACAGGCACGCGGGCCGGTATTGCGCGGCCATGGCCAGCGCCCTGTCCTTGTCAGGCGCCGGCATGCCGGCCACCGCCGGCGCCAGGAAATCCAGATCGTCGACGGTAGCAGCCATGCTTACGGCTCCTGCGAGCCGCCAGCGCCCGACGTGTCCTCGCCGCCCTGGCCCCCGGCGGTGGCCTTCAGAGCTTCGTACAGACCCTGCAGCTCTGGCTTCGACGCTGACGGCGAGTACTGGGCGCCCTGCTCATCCAGCCAGGCTTTCAGCTCCTTGACCGTGGACGGCTCCTTGTCTTCGGTACCCGCCGCCTGGGCGGCCCCGGCGCCCTCCTTGGGCGCCTGGCCCCCGTCCGGCGCCTCGCCTTCGACCAGCAGCTTGCGGTCGATCAGATCCTGCACGCCGCGGATCTCCGGGTCGACCCACTCGCCCTTCGTCGGAGCGATCACGGTATGGCCGCCGATGTTGATCACGGCCATGGAGGTATTGACGCAATATTTCATCAGATTTCCCCTTTTGCGAGCGACAGCGGGTAGTACACGACGACGCCACCTGCGCGCGCCAGGCACGGCACCACCAGTTCCAGGCCGCGCGCCTGCGCGGCGAGCTGGTTGAACGGCATGGGCAGTTCCATGGCGAGGTTTTCCTCGCTGTACTCGTAGGCCAGGATCAGATCCTTGCCGCCCGCACCGGCGCCCTTGAACTCGGACGCGGCCATGATCTGCAGGCCCGGGTGCTTGTCTTGGAAGAACTGACCCACCGTCTTGCCGTTCGTGTCGGGCACGCGCCGGGAGAAAATCCGGCTGCGCTGCTCCGTCGGCATGACGATGCGGGTGGGCTTGTGCACGTCCTTGGACTGGTTGGGCACCGCGTCATAGATCATGTCCAGGTCGCCCAGGATCTGATCCGCCGTCGTGTTCGGGTTCAGCCAGTCGCCGTGCAGGCCCACCACCAGCGGCACGTTCGGATGATTCACCAGGCCGTACAGGCCGAACTTCGTGTCGCCGATCAGCGCCATCTGGTTCAGCTTGATCTCGACCGCCTTCCGCGCCGCCATCGACTTGCGCGTCGGCAGGTCGGTCCGGTTGGCCGCGGCCGCGCGCAGTTCCATCACGCTGTACCCGTAGGAATCACCGATGTTCTTGACCTGGGCCACCTTCTCCTGCCCCTTGACGTCGGCGCGCGGCAGGTCGTCGGCGTAATTGGCAACGATCTTGGCCATACCGACCTCGTCGTACATGGAGTACGTGAATGTCTCGGCCCACTCCGGCACCTCGGTGGAGATCGGGACCAGCTGTAGCCCGACCATGGGCGGCAGCTTCTTGTCGTAGGTCCGCGTCTTGACGTAGTCCAGCTGGCGCGCGGTGAAGAGGCCTTCGTCCTCGCGCATGCCGGCCAGCGCCACGACGATAGTTTTGACGGCCGGCAGGTCGGCCTCGTCGTAATGCTCGTGTTTGCTCATGGTTTTCCCAATGAAAAAGGCCCCTCACGGGGCCTTGGGTTGTTCTTGAGTGGTGCGGGGCACTAGGGCGCCACGGGGGTCGTTGCGAACGGCGCGAGCAGTTCGATCAAGGCGATCTTGCCGCCGGCGGCGTCCACCGCCGGAGAGCGGAAAACCGCGTTCGGCACCGGCGTCGCGCCGCCGTCCGACACCGCGCCGTCGGTGCCGCACTTCACCGGGCCGTCCTTGGTGACAGTGCCGCCGCTGGCGACCTTCGCCCAGCCGCGGCGCACGCGCAGGACGCTGACGGGATCGAACTCGCGGTAGCCGCCATCACGGGGGATGGTGTGCGTGTGCAGGGCCAGGCCGCGGATCCGCGTGCCGGGACCGGCGACGACGCGGTCGTTCGTGGTGTCGCCGACGATCACGCCAGCGGGGATGTTGCCGGCGGCGGCGCAGGTTTCGACGTCGTCATAGCCCAGGTCCGCCTTCATGCCGGCGTAGGCGACGTCCATGCGGTCATCGTAAACGGGGGGCATCATTCGCCTCCTTTGGTCAGGTTCGAGAGGTATGCCTCGCGGGCCGAACGGGCCGTCGCCGGCTGCTCGGCACCGTCGGCGCGGTGTTGCGCGTTGGGCAGCTGCTGGCCGCCCATCTGCCGGCGCTGGTCGGCGACAGCGTCCGCGCGGGACTTGTCCTCGCCGACGGCGAGGTCGAACGCGGCTTCCACGTACCCGTCCGACTTGCCCGCCAGGTCGAACGAGTCGCCGCGGATGGCCTTGATGACGCCCTCGCGCAGGGCGCGGTCGGCAGTGTCGGCCTTGAATTCCACCTTGTGCTGCGCCGCCACCGCTTCCAGCTTCACGCGGGCCAGGGCGGCGCCGTGAGCGTCCGCCCGCGCCTTGGCGACGCCGGCCTCGGCCTTGTCGGCGCGGTCCTTCTCGCTGTCCGCGCGCGCCGCTTCGGCGTCAGCCCGGGCCGCCGCGGTCTTTGCCTCGGCGCGCAGGCGCTCCAGCTCGTTCGCCACTTCCGGCGCAGCGTCATACGACAGGCCGGAATCGAGGCGGATTTTGACCATGCTCATGTCATGTTCCTCTTCGGTTTTCGTTACGGCGTCTGCCGCGTCAAGGTTCAGCCGCGCGTTGCCCGCGCGGCCGCGTTTCACCACCGCGAGGTGGTTGTATCGGATGTTTCGCTGGATAGCGTCATAGGGTTCGCCGGCCGGCGTGACGCCCGGCGTCTCGTCCAGTTCCAGCTCGTAGCCCAGCGACAATTCCTTGTTGCCGGCGTCTACCGGCCCTGTGTCGAAGATGTGGATATCCCCAAGCATGTTCTCGGGGCCGTCCTGGCGGCCTCCAGACAGCGCCGTGCCGATCATGTGCTGGCGCACATTCTTGGCCGTGACCTTGCCGGGGTGCCCGTCCGTGATCGGCTTGCCGCGCAGGCTCGCCATGGAATCGGCGTGGAACACTTCTTCCGGCGGCCGGTACTCGCGCCGGGTGCGCCCAGCGCCGTCGCTGTACACGAAGACTCCTGTGCGAGTCAGCACCGGCGTATCGACGAGATACCCCTCGTCCGTCCGGGTCGCCTTCAGCGGCGCCCGGTCATATCGCATTGCCATGGTTTTTCCTCATTGAACGATCAGCGCGTCCAGATCGTCGAGCGCTGGCAGCTTCGGCTCGGCCCAACAGCGGCAACGGATTGGCTGGCCCGGATGCCCGTCGGCCGGCGGCATGTCCCACAGGAAAATCTGCCCCTCGCGCGCAACGTGCTTTTCCCGTTCGCGCTCGTCCAAGACCCCGCGCCAGGTATATTCCTTGATGCCGATGTTGGTCTGCCGGTACTCCGTCAGGTCGCCGTTCAGCTTGCCGATTTGGTCACGGGCGATCAGTTCCGCGCGCTTGCGCGGTAGATCGTAGGTCTCCCGGATCTGCGCGGTCATGTCCCGAAGCGACGTGCCCTTGCGCACCGCGGCCACCACTCGCCCATGAAGATTGCTCAGGTACTGTTCCGGGATGGACTTGATCAGGCCAATGTTCTCGGCTTCCCACGGGCGCAGCACGCGGGCCAAGCCGGGCTCGGCCTTGAACACGTCCACGCCGTAGGCACGCCGCAGCATCCGGTGGTACTGCTCCTGGTTGTATTTCTCGACACGTCGCGCAACGAGCGCGGCCAGGCCCTGCGCACTGCCGTCGGACACCATCGCGGCGCCCAGCGCCTCCATGAAGGCCCGGCGCAGCGACTCGAACCAGCCGTCGTCGCCGGCCGGCGTGTTGCGCAGATCATCCTGGCGCAGTACCTGCGGCAGCACCGGCAAGACATGCGCGGCGACGGCCGCAATGGCCGCCTCCGCAGTGGCCCGAAGTGCCCGGGCGTAGTCCTGCTCAGCGCCCAGCGGATAGCGCCATTGCTTAGGTGGACGCGGCGTACGTCTTGGCCGACTGGCCGCCGGCGTCGGGGGTGAGGCCATAAAGCCCTTCCTGTTTCATAAAGCGGACCGCCTGGTCCTGGCTGAGGCCGTTGTCCACGGCCGCGCTCAGGGCGTCCATTTCGCGGGCTGCCGCCTCGGCGTTGGCCTTGCGAACTTCGGCTTCCTCTTTCGCCGTGGCCGGCTTGAGCGGCGGCCAGACAATAGACCAGTCCTCGCCCTGCGCAGTACTGGAGCCGTCCAACGACCGTTGCGCCCGGATCAACGACACCATGCGCTCCAGCGCGGGGTTCAGCTTCACCCCGCGACCCATGGCCACCGTGTTGTAGAACCCCTCGAGGTCGCCGTCGCCGGTGGCGTTCAGGCCGGCGGCTGACCGCCCGAACAGTAAGCTCGCCGGATAGCCGGCCTCGGCCGACACCTCGATCTGAAATTCCGCCAGGGTGTCCTTGATGCCGCCCATGTCGGAGCTGAGAACCTGGTAGTCGTCTTCCGCATCGACTGCTACGCCGTTCATGGCGTTGCGGGCGGCATCCACCATTTCCACCCGCTTTCGGATCGAGGCCTCCATTTCGGCCTCGATGGCATCGGCCAAGCCCTTCATTTTGTGGACAGCCTGCTGCTTCTTCTCCAGCAAGCGCAACGCCCAATGCAGGCCATCCCCATAGCGACGGATAGCGTGGAACGCCCTGCTCACCGCCGGCCGCCCGGCCCAGGGGATGCCCTTGCGATTGAGCTTTGCCGGTAGCGGGTCCCCTGGAATCTCGATCAGCCGGCTTTCGTGAACGAAGAACTCCGCGGAAGGCACGCCTGCGGCCTGCGTGCGCACTCGGTACAGCTCGGGCATTCCGTAGTTGGCCTCGTTCGGGTCCGCATATCGCTTTTCGGTGGCCGACACGTCGTCCAACGTGAACACCTTCAGTTCGAGCAGCTGATCCAAGGCATCAAGATTGAGCGGATCTCGCAGCGATCCACCATCTCTGGCGATGACCACGATGGCGCCACCGCCCGTCAAGCGCGCCCATCTCCAGGCGTCGGCGAGCGCTGGCAGCGCTTTCAGCCGGTCCAACTCGCCGCCCACGCGATCATCGCCCTCGATCGCCACGCCGCGCGACACGGCGGTGTCAGGGATCATGTCCACCACGCGGGCCGGCAGGCCGCCTTCGGCGTACATAGCCAGGTCATCTAGCCCGCCGAGGCCAGCGTTCGAAGTTCCGAGCAGGGCCTGGCCCAGCACCGCGCTCAGGTAGCCGTCTTGGTTCATCATGTGCTTGCCAGCGCCCGGAAGCGCCCTAGGTTGCTGCCCGCGGTGGCGAGCATGTCGTTGATTGCGTCGACCATGGGGTCCACCTGGTCGTCGTGGGCGTGCGTGTCATCCGCCGTGAAAGCCTCGCACTCGGCCACGAAGTCGGCCACGAAAGGGGCTTCCTCTGGAATGCAGACCAGGCCGGCCTCGATGTAGCTCTGCACGTCCATAAGCCGGGTGAGCTTGTCCCTGTCGCGCTCCACCCCCTTTACGGGAATCTTGCCGTCCGCGCCAATTTCCTGGATCAGGCCGGTGCCGCTCGACTTGTCCTCGATGAGGAGCTGCCGCAGCGGTGCCGACAGCTTCGGATTGAACGGCTTGTTCTTAGCCCAGAAGTCCACAGCGCGCCGCTTGAGCTCGGGCGCCTGCCATTTCCCGCGCAGCAGGTCCAGCAGGTATATCTTGCCGTCGTCGCCCAACCCCCAGCATTCGAAAACGCTGTAGTCGTTCCGCTCGGCGGTCTTCTGCGCGGTGTCCGCGAACACCTTGCGCGAGACGATCCGCGGCGGCACGACGTAGCGCCCGAACCAGGCCCCCTTGATCAGGTCACCACCCAGCGGCGCCGGGCGCTGCTGGTACTGCGCCGAAAATACGTATCGGCTGACACGCGCGCCATCCTGGTCCGCTCCGGCGCCGGCCTCCATGGCCAACAAGTCCGCCAGCGGCTCTTTGTAGGGCCAGTAGCTGAAGCGCCCCTTCTCGTCCCGGACGCTGCTGTCGACCCTGGCCTGCAGCTTGGCCGGCAGGCCTGCCACATAGGCGTCGTCGATCAGCGCCGGGATGACGACCTGTTCCCAGTCCGGGCCGAGGTTTCCGGCCTCGATGAAGCCAGTCACGTCCTCCTGCGCCAGACGCTGCATGATCACGATGATCGGCGTGTCGGGGTTGGCCCGACGGCTTTTCACCGTGGCGATCAGGTCGCGGTTCGCTTTGGCGCGCCGCGGCTTGCTGTAGGCGTCGCCGACCTTGAGCGGGTCATCGATGATGATCGCGCCCTGCCAGCCCTCGGCCATGTGGCCGGCGCGGAAGCCGGTGATCTGACCTCCCAGGCTGACTGCGTAGACCCCGCCGGCCTTCTTGCCGTCCACCAGGACGTTCCATCGCTTCTTCGACTTCGCGTCGTCAGCGATGGCCAGCGGCCACAGGTCCTGGAACTCGTCCGACTGGACCAGCTCGCGCGCCGTCTGCGAGTTCAGCAGCGCCAAATCGTCGGAATAGCTGATGTGCAGGAACCGGGCGCGCGGGTTCAGCGCCAGGCCGCGCGCCATCAGGTTGATGGCGACCAGCTCGGTCTTCGACGAGCCCGGGGGCACGTTGATGACCAGGTTCTTGATTCGGCCGTCGATGACGGCCTGCACCTTCTCGGCAATCAGCTCATGGTGCCAGTTGACCCGGAACTTGATCGCCTGGCGGTGCTTGAAAAAGTACCGGCTGAAGAACAGGTGATCCTGCTCGCACATGGCCTTGGCCGTAGCGCGCAGGACCCCCGGGTCAGTAGTCGCTATGGAGTTTGGCGACGGCGGCGGCGACTTGTGTTTCATCGACCACCACCGTTTTCTGTTCGATCGGACCGCCGCCGACGCCCGTATGCTCCCGCCTGTTCGTGAATGCGCCGCCCACTTCCTTGGCGGCCTGCTCCAAAACGCCAGCCGCGCCGATGACGTTTCCGCGGCTGATGTGCCGCTCGTAGATCTTGCCAAGCTGCCGCAGGCGATACGCCTGGTCAGCGATGGCGATCTCGGCCACCTCCTCGCGGAAGCGCTTGCGCGTGGCTTCGAACAGGTCCCGCCATTTTTTGGCCAGGTCCTTCCCCGCTACCTTGGTGGGGTCGTACTGCGCCACCTGCATGCGCGGCACGTCGATGCCGAACTGGTCGCGCAGCGCCTCCGAAACTTCGGTAGGAGGATCCCAGCAAGCCAGGGCCTGGACGATGAAAGTCTTGTGCGCGTCGGTGAGCTTTGCCATGTTGTCGGTCCTGCCTGGTCGCTATGCCGCCTTCAGGCAGCAGCCGCACGCCCTGGATATGTCCAGCCGGGGCACAGCCGGTGCAGCGCCGGCGGCCGCGGCCAGCCGCCGAACATCCGCCGACGGCCCATACCGGGCCACCACTCCCACGAATTCTTCGACGTCGTGCCCAACGATGCGCAGCTTCGGCCGCCCCACCTTATCGAACGCCGGCGCGCCGTAGGGATCCGGCGCATGACCGATGTGGTACAGCTCATGTTCCACCAGGGCGCAGAACTCGGCATCGCTGCAGGCGGCGCAGTAGTCTGCCGCCAGGGTGATCAAGAAGGCCGGCACGCGGCCGAACCACTCGATCATCTGCTGTTCCTGGCGCGCCTTCTGCCAGCCGCCGGCGCGGAACATCACCTGTTCGGCCTGGCCCAGCACCACGCGCCCTGCTTTCTGGAAGCCGGACGACGCCCAAAGGAACGCTAGGTCGGCGTCAACCAGGTGGGCGTGGTCGGGGTTGTGGAGCGGCCCGTCCGCGGCGAATATCACTCGTTCGATCCATTCGAGCAGCTCAGGCGCCGGCGCCAACAGGCCGCCGGCAGCCTCCGCGCGTGCCAGCCACTCGGTGGGCGGTCCGGGCCGCACCTGACCGTCCGATCGCGCCCGCTTTCCCTTCATGCTGAATCACCCTGGAAGTTCGGCCAGCTTTGCCGCGCTGAATGCAGGTTCCCAAGTGGCCAGGTCTTCATTCTGCGGCCGCCAGGGCAGCGCTTCACCGCGCGCCAGCCGCGCCAGCGCCTCGGAAAAGAGCCGCAGACCCAACGGGGCAAGATCGCGGCGCCACAGCACCGCCGCCGTGTCCCCCGGCAGGACATGACACCAGCCCTGCACGATGATCGGCCCCGTGTCGGCGCCGTCGTCCATCCGGTACAAGGTGCCGCCGGTGACGGGCTCGCGCATGTGCAAGGCCCACCGGATAGCGTCGCGCCCGCGGTGACGCGGCAACAGCGACGGGTGATAGCCCAGCGCGCCGTGCTTCGCCCGCGCCCGCGCCGCCCCGTCGATGAAGCAATGCGCGTGCGCCGCCAGCAGAACATCGCATCCCGCCGGGACGTCGCGCGCCACCAGCCGCCCGCGTACCGTGCGCACGGGAACGCCCAACTGCTGCGCGGCGGCGTAGAGCCGGTCGTATTCCTCGCCCACTGCGGGCGGTGCTGCAGCGGCCACCACCTGGTGGCCCTCCGCGATGCACTGGCGGAGCAGCTCCGCGCCCAGCCACTTTTGGCCCACGATCATCACGCGCATGCCGGCTCCCCCAGGTAGCGGAAGCCCTGCACGGCGCGGAAATGGCCGCCGTAGCCGCTGCCGGCGGTCTGCTGGCCCTTACGCGCCGCGCTTTGGCGCAGCGTAGCCACGCACCGCGCCTTGCTTTCCCCATGGAGTGAGCCAGATACCTGCGTCCACCGCCGATCGCGGCGCAGCGCCGCTGCCAGGCCGGGGTGGCTGGTGTGGAACAGCGTCCGCAGAGGCAAGCCGTACCTGTTCTTGCCCGCCAGCCAGGCCGCGCAGACCGCATTCAGGAAGCGCATGCCCACGCCGGCGCCCTGCCATTCCGGCATGACCACCAGGCGGCAGGCGCGAGCTTCGACCAGGCCCGGCCTGGTGCTGACGGCCAGGTGCGCGACAGGCTCGCCGCCGATCCAGGCCACGTAGTTCGAGGCCGCGATCATCTTGGGCAGCTTCAGATAGTGATGCGGCTCAAAATGCGGCCACCACCGCCAGTCGGTCTGTTCGATGTCCACGTCCAGGCGCGGCCGGCGTCGAACCGACCCCCGATCAAACTGGCCGGTCGCCGTGTCAAACACCCAGTCCGGCTGCAACCAATCCAGCACGTCGTAGTGGCAGGACAGCAGCACGGCCTGGCCGCCGGTGCGCCGCCACGCCTTGGCGAATGCACCGGCGCCGACGCGCGCAATCTGCCGATCGACCACAGAGCTGAACTCGTCGACGACCGTCAGCGCCGGCGCCTCGACGACCAGGCGCGCCAGGTTGGCGCGGAATTGCTCGCCGTTGGACAGGACGCCGTAGGGCCGCAGCCACGCGGGCACGCTGCCCAGGCCGACCGCCGACAGCGCGGCAGTGACCTCGTCGAAAGCGCCAGTAGGCGCGATCGCGTCGATGATCGGCGTGTCTGCCGGCCAGGCCGGCGCGTACAGCGGCGCAATCGCGCGGCCGATGCTGGTCTTGCCTGAGCCGGACGGCCCCACCACGACGCCAATGCGCCAGTCCTCGTCGTCGATCGCCAGGTCCACGTCCAGGTCGAAAGCGGCGCCCGAATCAACGTTGAAGAGGGATTTCACGCGCGCCGCGCGGTAGCTTTCCGCTTCCGGGCAGCGGTGTTGAATGGACACTTTCATACGGCCACCACCTTCAGGCGGTGGCCCTGTGCGCGCAGCTCGTCGAATACGCGCTGCTGGTGACCTTCGTCATCGCACAACACGATCACGCCGAAGCGCGGCTTGTACTTGAAACCGTTGGCGCCCGGCTGCTTACGCGCCGGCGCCGTGGTGATATGGCCGTTGTCCTCCATGCCTGTGTTCCTCTGGGCTGGATGCTCGACGGCATGCTGGTTTGTGGCTCTCGGCGCTCTGGGCGCTCTCGGCCATCGAAAACGCGTTCACGGTCTTGCACCGCGAACATTTGATACTGAGCCGGGCATAGCCGGCGGCTTCGGCGAGCTTGCGCCCGCAATTGACACAACGAACGGTTTCCATGAGCACTAGTAAATTTGTGTTACCGTTGGCCCCGCCTGTACAGGTGGGACGGCCTCGGGTCGCTCACGGGTTTGCTCCGTGGGTCGGCTGTCGGTCGTGCAGTTACAGCTGCTCGGCCGTCGCCGTCTTCTCAAACCAAAAATGTCGAGGTTCGAGTTGGATGCTTTGAATAAGTGGAAAGCTGGCGCTTCTGGTTTGGTGGGCGTCTGCCTCGGAGGTTCTCTGCAAGGGCAACGCAAGCCGGTCTCTGACAGCGAATTGCGCGATCCTGTGTTCAGCGCCAGCGTTCACGGCTACAACTTGGAAGCCCACCATCGTGGTGATCCGAAAGCCCTGCGCCTCTTCTTTGTGCACAAGGGTTTGAACCCTTCGCGCGTGCCCGCGCTGGTGCAGAGGTACTGGCACGCAGCGAGCCCGCACCCCTGATCGGCCAAATAAAAAACGCCCCGGTTTTGGCCGGGGCGTTTCGTCAGGTCGCATTTGCTACGAGCATGGGCGAATTTTGCTCATCCTGTCCCACATTGTCAAGCGCCGTAGAGGCCACGCCCCACTCGGCCCCCACCACGATGCCGTCGTCACGCATCTGTAGACCCAGCCGGTGCAGCGCCGCTTTGCGCTTGCCCTCGATCAGCACACGATAGGCCGAACCCAGCCGCCCGATGTTGGACTTCGGCACGTCGAACCGGTCAGAGAGTTCGCGCAGGCGCGGCCGGCCCCGCAGGATGTTGGCCACCAGCAGGTCCACCAGCACCCGCTCCTTGCTTTCTTCCTCGGCGCCGGGGTTCAGCCAGCGTGACACCGCCCGTGCGCTGCGCGCGCCCTCCTCGCCGGTCCCGTACTGCGCGCGCAGGATGTGGAAGCCCACGCTGTCCCCAAGGCCACGCTCAAGCGCCTTGACGATGAACACCGCCTGGGCGTGCCAGTCGTGCGGCGTCAGGCCCGACAGCGCCTTGCGCTCGTAGGTCGTGTCGAACCGCTCCTGCAGGGCCTCGCAGATGATCTGCGTGGGGTTCTTCGGCTCGATCGGATAGGCCAGCATCAGGTAGGCCACTGCGATCGCGTGCTCGGGGCACGAAAACGTTCCGGCTTCACGTTGCATGCTTTTTCACTCCTTGGGCGGGTTCCATGTCCAGGACCGTGACCACGACGGTCACACGCGGCGTGAGGCCGTAGACCTTGCGCTTGCTGTCCTGCACCACCTGCGTGTCGTCGCGGTACACCACACCGTTGATGCCGTCCTTGACGGCCTTCTCGACGTTGTCGGAGTCAGGTTTGACGGTGGGCGCGATCTCGCCCGCAGCGGCGCGGCGCTGGCGCACGCCCGACCAGGACGCGGGGATCGGCAGCACGATGTCCAGGTCCATGCGTATCGGCCCGGTATAGGGTTCCCGGCCGCTCATGGCTTTGGCGGCGGCCAGCTTCACCAGGCTCTCGTAGGCCGCCGTTTCCTCCGGCGTGTAATGGCGCGTGAAAACACGCGGGGCGCCAGTCCTGGGGTCGCGGCCGATACGCGAGCTGGACTTGGCGCGACCTTTCCCCCGGGGCGTGCCGGGGACGGTGAAAACGATCTGAACGGGCATCATGCTCCCTCGCCGCGCAGCTCGCGCAGCCATTCGATGCGCGTGGCGGTCTTGCCGCTCGGCGCCGGTTGGTGGGTTCCGCAAACGCGGCGGTAGGTCGGAGTGACGAAGGTGCCGGGCCGGTCGGCCATGAGCGCGCAGCGTCCCAGGCCCTGGGCCGCCATCGCGGCGTGGTCGTGGCGCAGCGAGAACAGCTCGCACGCCACGCATTGCACAGTGGCGGCCGTCATACCCGCACCCCGTAATCTGCCAGCAGCCGGCCGCGGTCGGCTTCGGTCAGCCCTGCCGCGGCATGCACCCGCGTCTTGAAATCGGGGAATTGCTCCCCCGGCAACTGCTGGATGCCCAGCTTGGCGCCCTGCGCTTCTATGCCCGAAGCGGTCAACGCCCAGCCGAGCGGGTCTGTGCCCTTGGCCGGGGCGCCCCTTCCGTCAACGCCGCTGGCCGCGGTGCCGGGCTGCAGAACCTTGACCAGGAACACGTCGACGAAGCCGGGGTTGACTGGCCCGGAGTCCCCGCTCTTCTCCCGGTCGGCCACGGCCAGGTGGTAGGCCTCGACCAGTTGCGCCCTCGTCACACCCTGCTTTTCCCAGGCGACCAGCCTCAGGTCGGAACTGACGAACTTGGCTGTCTTGCCCCGGACCTTCTCAAGGCTGTTCAGCAGCTTGGCGTAGCCAGCGGCGCATTCTTCCTGGGCGGCAAGCCAGATGGCTTCCGACGGCGGCGGCGAGTTGTCCACAGGATCGCCGTCGCGCGCGATAGACGCCGCCGCTGCTATATCTTTTTTATATCCTTCTCCCTGTCCCTGTCCCTTAAGAGCGTTTTCCGGTGGAATTCCGCCGGAACGCTTACCGCCCTTCCCGTCCTTTCCGCCGGAACCCGACGATGTTTCCACCGGAAAAAGCTCACTTTCCAGCGGAAATCCGGCGGCAATCCAATCCTCAAGCGACGGAACAACCCAGGGCTGGAGCTGCTGTAGCTCGCGCTGCTTGTTGGCTTTCCGGACGCGATCCGCCAGCTTGTCGTGCGCGTGCTTGTGCTTGGCCTGCCATGCGTCGCGGGCCTTTTCGGCAACAACAGGGTGGTACAGGCGGCCGTCGCTGCACTTCACCCAGCCGTACAGCGCGCCCTCGCGGTGCTTTCGCCATTCGGCCACGATGCGCCCGTAGCCGGCAAGCGCGGCCAGGGCCTTGTCGTCATCGGGCAGGCTTGCCGCCGGCACCTGGTGCCAAGCCGCGCACCACAGCAGGACCGCCGCGCGGAATTCTTCGGCCCCGACCTGGATGGACAGGTCGCTGTCGCGCAGACGCGCAACGTCGAGGGGCATGAACGCGAAGTCGCGCAGGTCACACTCGTGCGGCGTCATCGGCGCGGGTATTGCCTCTTGATCCATTACGCCATCTCCTTCCGTTCCAGGTGCTCGTATGCGTCCCACATGCGCAGACTCGCCAGGCGCGCGATATCCACCGCGGCAGCGGGGCTGATGGGCTCGGCGCCACGGCACGGCTTTGCCGGCCGCCGCACGCGTATCCGCAATTCGCTGCCGGCGTCGGCCAGCAGCAACACGCCAGACGCCGGCGAACCCAGCGAATCCAGCAGGTCGTCCGACCAGATGTTGGCGGGCATCGCGTAGTAGTGCTTCCAGACCTTCGGCGGCCATGTGCGCAGCTCGAATTCGCGGGCGTAGATATTGCGGCGCCGAATCAGGCGCCCATTCTCGTCGTGTTCTTCCACGCAGCGCGGCGCGCCGACATAGCGCTGGTGCCACCACTTCGTCTTCGCGGCGTCGGCCTTTAGGTCGGCGCGGCTGATCTTGATCTCCACGTCGATGAGCCGCAGATTCTCCGTGACCGCCAGCAGGTCGCATTCGTGGCCCGTCCATATGCAGTTGGGGACCACCACCAGGTACTTCCGGTTGAAGGTCTGGCGCGCCAGCGCGCGGCCGATTGTTTGCTCGGACCAGTTCACGCCCCCTCCCCGCCGCGCACGGCCAGCGCCGTGACGATCGGCCGCACCCAGATGGGCGTCGACGAAAGCTGGAACGATTCGCCGGCGCGCGACAGCAGAATGGCCCGGCCGATTTCCTCGGCCATGGCCTTCGCGGCCTTTCGCGGCACCGCGTTGCCGATGCGCTCGCGGTGGGCGCTGTCAGAAATTCCTTCCATCTGGAACACTTCGCCGCGCTCTTCGGCCTCGGCGTAGTCGTCGGGGTCGTAGATGCTCTGTAGGGCCGCCAGCTCCAGCGTGGTGAATGGCCGGTGCCAGGTGCCGTCCTCTGCCACAATCCGGCAAACCAGCTTGTCAGTGGCCGCCGGCAGCGCTGGAACATTTCCTGGAACATCGCCGCCAGAATGTGTTCCAGCGTTCCAATCGCCCCCGTGCGCCGCCGCGTCGGCCGGAACATATCGTGGGTCCGCGACGGACCATGAACCGTTGTCGTGGCAGGCCGACGCCGACACGGCGCCGACATGCTTGTCCCAGGCGGCGACGCCGTAATGCCCGGCAGTCAGGTAGTGGTCGCCGCGGTCGCGGGCTAGGCCGGGCCGCGGGTCGGCCACGGCGAAAGCCCCATTTGCATAGCCGGCGATCACGGCATGGGAGTGTTCCGCCCAGTCCGCAGTATGGAATTTCCCGTGCAGCTTGCTGGCCTCCGGGCCGCCACGCGGATCCGCGACGCATTGCCCGGTGCCATGGGCGCCGGTCACGGCGCGCGCCGCGTCGTCGTAGCGCACGATGCGAAACTCGTTGCTGTGCTTGGCAGGGCCGTGGTGGCGCGGGTCGGCGACGCTGTAGGCGCCCTGCCCCGGCCCTTGCTGGCCGGCAATCGCGCCGGTTGAGGCATCCCAGCGGCGCACGCCGTAGGCCTGGCCGTCCTTCCACGCGGCCGACGGGTCGAAACGAGGATCCGCGACCGAGAATGCCCCGTTGAGCGGGTGGCTGCGGCCGGCGATCACGCCGGCGCTGTCCTGCATCGAATGCACGCCCAGGGCACCACGGCGCATTTCCGACACCAGTAGGTAGTCCTGCAGATAGCCGTCCCGGACAGCCAGGCGGTTCAGCGTGCGCCAGTCGCCGCCAGCTTCGACGAACGCCAAACGTACCCAGGTCTTCCAGCTCAACCGCGGAACGCGGTGCATCGGGCCGGCCCGCAGGTCGCCAGGCAGGTGCATGCGGCCCAGGATCTCGCCCACGGCGCGCAGCGGGCGCTTGGGCGGTTCATAAATGAACGCCGGCACCTTCTCGGCGTGGCGCGCGACCAAGAGGAAGCGCTTGCGGCTCTGCGCCAGGCCGCCCAGCTCGCCGCAATCGTGGGCGGTCTCGCGCACCACGTAGCCGTAGTGGCGCAGCAGCTGGACGATCTGGTCCAGGAAGTGCCGGCCGCGCGTGGCGATGCGCGGCACGTTCTCGAAGAGGATCACCTCGACCGGGTCGTCCTTCCAGGCCTCCAGGCACAGCCAGATTCCGCGCAGCGTCAATTCGTTGAGCGCCTGGTACTTCGCGGTCAGGCTGCGCGCATGCGACAGCAGGCCCGAGAAGCCTTTGCAGGGCGCCGAGAGGAATAGGATGTTCGGTCGGCGGCCGCCAGCAGCTGCGCGCACGTCGGCGGGCAAGGCCTCGACCCAGCCCGGCGGCGGCGGATGCCCGTGGAAAGCCGTGTACTGCGCCCGGCTGAACATATCGCGCACAGTGCAGGGCACGCCGGTGAAGCGCAGGAAGTCGGCCGCGCCGTCCGGGTCGACGTCGATGCCGCCCAGGCACACCATGCGGCCGCGCATTCCCGGGATCTCGGGCTGCGCTTCTTGCATGCCCGCGGCGCCGATGCCGGCCCCGGAGAACAGGCCAAAGTGGGTGATTTCGGATTCAATCATGATGGGTCCGCCTCCTTGGGCGGGATCTGCAGGCCCACGGCCTGCATCTGCACTTCGACGGTGGCGCGCACGCCGCGCGCGGCCACTATGGATTCCGACAGCTCGCGGTGGGCGAGCATCAGCTCGTCCGGCGTCGCATCGCCGTCCAGCAGCGCCGCGGCGGCCGCGCTGGCTTCGGTCTGCTCGCGCATCAGATTCGTGACCTGCGCAACATCCACGCCAGCGCGCGCGTCCAGCTCCAGGCTGCGCACGGCCAGGCCGAGCGGCCGCAAGATGTCATCGACACAATGCCGGCGCCGGTCGTGCGGCAGCGCCGCCAGCACCGACTGCAGGAAATTGGCGGGCAGCAGGTTCGTGTCCTTAGTCTCGTCATCGAGCCAGCGGAACACGCGGTCAGCGTTGACCTTCATGCGCTCGAACGTGTCGCGCGTCTGCGGCTCAAAACGAATGCCCGTGGCGGCTGGGCCGTCGAGATGGTCGTGCGCCTGCACGACTGCGTCGACCATGGTCTCGCGCGACCAGCCGCAGGACTTGCGCCAGGCGGCGGTGTGCTCGCGCACGAGCGCGATCAGGGTTTTGGTGTGCGATTCATGTCGCATGCGTTAGGTGCTCCTAGCGAATACAGTGCCGCCCATGGGACTTACACAGGAGGCGAGGATGGAGGTTGACGATGCCGCGGCGCAGACGACACGGGCGCTGCTTCGGCTGGCGAGGGATATAGCGGATGGGGTGCTCGGCAACGCTGCCGAGGAAACTGTGCGCGAGGTGTTCGCGCGGTTGTGCTACGAAGCGGACGCGCGCGCGGAAGTCGAGCCTCCGCTCTTGATTGCGCCCACGAGGCACTAGGCGGTGGCTGCCGACATGGGCGGTCAGCCCGTGCCGGCTCACGCATGGCCGGCTTCCGTACGCTGATGTGCAGCGTCGACTTCGCTGGGGCGTGACCCAGTAACCTTCTCGTAGAGATCAAGTAAGCGTTCGCCATTACGCCAACGCATATCCTTGTGGGCGCCCGACACTACGCCAGCGATGGTGGATTGCTTAACCCCGATGGCAACCGCAATCTGAGACTGCGTCCATCCTTGGGATGCGATCGATTGAATGACATTTTTCCAGTCCATGAAATCAGAATATCGGTAAACCGATATTTTGTCCATAGGCATACCGATGCTGTTTGCTATCAGAATTCCGATATGCTGACCTTTGGACAACGCCTTCGCGCCGCTCGGAAAGCGGCGAAGCTCACACAAGCCGCAGCGGCCAAGAAAGCCGGGATGGCGCAGCCGACTCTCTCCGAGCTGGAGAACGACTCGTACCCATCCTCAACTTTCACACCGCGGCTTGCGCACGCATACGGCGTGTCTGCTCGCTGGCTCGCCGATGGCGATGGTCCTCCAGAACTCGGGGTGGCATCGCCCGTTGACGCTGCCGCCGCTCTGTCCTCTCCAGCTGAAGCTTTCTACAGTCGGTACTTGGCGGCGTCCGCCGTCGATCGCGCCCTTGTAGATGCGCTACTACATCGGCGACACGAAGCGCCATTGGAATGGATGTCACAACCGCTACGCAGCACACTCGACGCTGCTCGCGCCATTGCGGATGACCTGGTCCAGGCCGACAAAAGATTGGCCTCGAAATCTGCATAAATCCGCCCCGACATGGCGCCAAACGGGCAATGTTCTCGTGGTACAAGGCTGGGGGAAAAAATTTCTTGAAAATGTATCGGATTGATGCGATTAATTTTAATTTGAACGGAGGAGGGAAAAATGGCACTTGTGGCGTGCCCCGAATGCAAAGCAGCCGTTAGCGACAAGGCTCTTGTCTGCCCTTCGTGCGCATATCAACTGCGCAGGGCCAAGCGCGGCTTGTTCGGGAAGCTCTTCAAGCTGGCGTTCATCTTGTTCAACGTCATTATGGCTGTCTGGCTTATCGGAGGAGTAGGCGCGGCGGGCGAACATATCTCATCAGCAACGTCAGCGGCGGGGCGGGCCGGTGCGACCCTCGGTGCAGGCATGGGCGCCTTCTTCATTCTCACCCTATGGGTGATCGGTGACATCATTCTTGGCGCATTGGTGTTCTTTACCCGACCGAAACCCTAACCCGCCTTTTCGAGGAACTCATGGTTCGACTGACATTGGCCGCTACCGCGATATGTATTGCCGGTGGATCAATGGCCGCTCCCGCTACCGACAAAAAGACGGAAATTCTGACCCGTTGCGCGTCGACGGAATCCATCGTTCAACGCATGAATGAGGACTTCGCCAATGGCGCCAGTTCATTGAACGCGTCCATGAACATCAAGCGCTATCCGCAGGTATGGATGAACAAGATGCTGTCAGGCATTCTTGAAATGCGCTATGCACCAGGTTTTCAAACTGTCTCGGATGAGGCGTTTGTTGAAATGGCTCTTCAATTCTGCGTCGTAGCGTCCGCAGCACAAGCAGGAATTAAGCTCACGCGGCCCGGAGTCGATCCGGTCCCTCCGCCGAAGCCGTAGCCTCACCCCCACCCTTCCCACAAAGCTGCTCACGCAGCTTTCCTTTTCCCCGAAAATATCGGAATTCCGATTGACAATAAATATCGGCTTACCGATAATTCACCAAGCTCAGACTGGAGACTGACCTTGGAAACCTTTGTAGACGACCCGATGCGCGTGGCCTCCCCGGGCTTCCTGCCGCGCGAGTTTGCCCTGCGCGCCCCCGCGCCAACTGACCACCAGATCCTCGACCGGCTCTACGACCTGTTCTCCGGCGCAGAGCCGCTGGCCTATGGCCAGGACCGCGAATGGTGGGCCGACGTCATCACGGACGGCGGCCACCACGCGCTGTGCCTGCTCGTTCTGCCTTCCCTGTCTTCCACGCCGGTGCCCACCGCCGCACGCCGCGCCCAAGACGAGCTGCGCCAGGCCCTGATCGGCAGCGCCCGCGCGCTGCTCGACAAGGCGTTCAGCGAAGGCCGGGAGCTGAACTGATGGGCTTCCTGATCGTGGGTGCCCTCCCTCTCTATTTCGAACTCCGCGACGTGATCGCCGCGGGCCGTCGGCGGGCGCGCAAATGAGCGCCGGCTACATCCTGCTGCTCGCCGCCGGTATCTACGCCCTGGCGCGCTGCATCGATCTGATCGCGGCGCACCTGCGCCGCACCGACCCCTGGAGCCCCACCGCATGACGATCCAAGTCTATGGCGTCGACCCCCGCAGCCGGAGCAAGACGAAGCTGCAGGCGCTCGCCCCCCTTCCCCATGTGTCCCGCCGCGCGCTGGCGCGCGTGCGTGATCGCATCGAACCGCCGAAGGCCTGCCACTGCTGCGGCGGCCCGGTGCGCCTAATCTCCAACGCCGAAATCTACGGCCGCGAGTACGGCGCCTGGCCGTTCGCCTACCGCTGCAGCACCTGCGGCGCATACATCGGACTGCACCCCGACACGGACCTGCCGCTGGGCATCATGGCCGATCGAGCCACGACCAATGCCCGCAGGGCCGCCAAGGGCGAATTCCTGTCCCTGGTCGGCGTGCGCTTCGCCGGCAAGCACAGCGAGGCCTACGCCTGGCTGGCGCGCGCCCTGGGCATCGCGCCGTCCATTTGCCACTTCGGCATGTTCGACCAGCAGCGCGCCGAGCGCGCCGGCGACGTCTGCCGCCTGGCCCAGGACGCCTGCTCATGACCGCCGCCATCACCTGGGTGCTGCTGGCCTTCCTGCCGGCCACCTACAACCGGCCGCCCGTCATGGTCGTCGAGCGCTTCGACAGCGCAGCCGACTGCGAGCGCGTGCGCGCCATCTTCCCGCCCAGTGCCACCGTCTTTTCGTGCATGCCCAGCCGCCAGATTCGGGCCGGGCAGCCCATTCCCCTGGAGCCCCGCCAATGAAACCCATCCGCAAGCTGATCCGCGCCGACGGCACGGAAACCGAGCTGCACGGCCCGCACGCGCTGGCCGACGTGCGCCAGCTGATCGGCGCAGACACGCTCGACACAGTCCGCATGGCCGATCGCCGCCACGTCATGCTGCTGGACGACGACGGCCACGCCAAAGGCCTGCCCGTCAACGAGGCGGCCACGCGCCGCTATCAAGACGTCTGCATTCCCGGCACCACCTGGCAGATCCGCGGCGACGTCGTGATCGTGCCGGACTCCGACTATGCGAGGGAAGCATGAGCGCCCAGCACACGCCTGGCCCGTGGTTTGTAGTCGATACCGGCACCAATGGCGCTGCTCCCAGCGGGTGCGAAATCTCGATCGACGACCGTGAGGGCGGCAATCCCGAGCGCGACTATTTCCTCGTTAGCGTTGTTCATGGTGACCCTGACGAACTGCTGGCGAACGCCCGCCGGATCGTCTCGTGCGTGAATGCGCTGGAAGGACTGCCGCAAGAAGCGCTCGATGCCGGTTGGACCAGCCTTGGCCTGAGCCAACACGCTGCCCGGCTGGAGACGGCCAACAAGGAACTGCTGGAGGAGCTGGAAGAACTCGTGGCGGAAGCGCGGCGCTGCGACTCGTGGGAGTCGTTCCCCGACGAGCCATTGGAAAAGGCACGCGCTGCCATCGCCAAGGCCCGAGGTGCCCAATGATCCGCCGCCTGCGCATCACTTGGCGCCGCGCGCGCCGCACTGGCCGCGACCTGAACCTGGCCGCCTACGCCGCAGCCATCGCCGGCGGAACGCTCTATCTCGTCGCCCTCACGGGCGCGCTCGGGCCGACGCTCGACGCCCGCCAGCCGCCCCAGGCCACCCCCTACCAGTCCGCGCAGGCCTCCGTCGCGGGCCACGCGCCCTACTGAACCAGGAGTTTCCATCATGCAACGAATCATCCCCATCCGCGCCTCCAGCCTGGCCGAGCTTTTCGACTGCCCGGCCCGCTGGGAAGCGAAGCACCTGCTGGGCATGCGCATGCCGTCGTCCGGCGCTGCGCGCCTCGGCACGGCCATCCACGCCGGCACGGCCGCGTTCGACCAGGCCGCGCTGGACGGCAACCCCATCACACCCGACGACGCCGCCGGCGAATTCGTTCGCGCATTGCACGACACCGACGAGGAAGTCGAATGGGATGAAGCCAACCCGAACGACGCGGAGCGCATCGGCCTCGCCCTGCACACGCGCTACTGCGCGCAGATCGCCCCACAGCAGGACTACGTCGCCGTCGAGCTGACCTGCGAGCGCATGGAGATTCCGGAGCTGGGGCTGGCGCTGACTGGCACCACCGATCGAGTGCGGCGCACGGCCTCGGGCGAACTTGGCATCGCGGACTTGAAAAGCGGCGCCCGCGCCGTCGCCGCCGACGGCTCTGTCGCAACCGCCGGCCACGGCGCGCAGATGGGCGTTTACGAAATCCTGGCGCAGTTTGCCGTGGGCCAGAACATCACCGCCCCCGCCCAGATCATCGGCCTGCAGACCGGCAAGACAGCCGCTTCCCAGCGCGTGGGCACCGCCGAGATTGCCGGCGCCCGTGACGCCCTCATCGGCACCGACGAATCGCCGGGACTACTCCAGCACGCCTCCCGCGTCATCCACAGCGGCAGCTTCTACGGCAACCCGAAATCCGTTCTCTGTTCCAGCAAGTACTGCCCGCGTCATCCCACCTGCAAATTCAAAGGCTGATCATGTCTCAGACCACCACGCTCGACCAAATCCGCCAACCCACGCCGTCCGCGCTGACGGTCAACATGTTCTCGGCCGCCGGCTTCGAGCTGGCCCAGCGAATCGCCAAGGCGTACCAAACGGCGAACGCCGTACCGGCCGCCTTCCGGGCCACCATCACAAAGCGCGAAAAGCAGGGCAACGACTACTACGACGTCGAAGTGCCCAACCCGGCGTCTCTCGGCAACTGCATCGTGGCCATCGAAACCGCCCAGGCCGTTGGCATGTCGATCACGGCCGTGATGCAGAACGCGAACGTCATCGAGGGCCGGCTGTCGTGGAGCGGCAAGTTCGTGATCGCCGCGATCAATGCGTCGCGCCGCTTCTCTCCCCTGCGATTCCGCATCCAGAATCGCGGCCGGATCACGGCCACATACAAGGAAAAGGGCCAATGGAACAAGGAGCAACGCCGCTACGACATGATCGAGAAGTCGGTCGAGGTCGACGACATCGAATGCGTCGCATGGGCATACGTCATGGAAGGCGGGCGTCGCACCGACGAGGTGATCGAGGGCACACCCGTCAGCATCAAGATGGCCGTCGAGGAAGGCTGGTACAGCAAGCCTGGCAGCAAGTGGCAGACGGAAATGAAGCACCTCATGCTCCAGTACCGCGCCGGCTCCTTCTTCGGCAACATTCACGCTCCCGACATCGTCATGGGCATGGGCCGCTCGACCGAAGAAATCGAGGACATCCTCGAAGCCCGCCAGGCGAACGACGGCACCCTCATTGTGGACGTGGACGTCCTGCGCGCCCAGGCCGCGGAGCAAGCCGCAAGCAATCGGACCGTGGCCACGCCGAAGCACCCGCACGCCACTGACGTCGAGGCCCGCGACGTCACACAGCCGCAAGGCGAGGCCGAAACCCCGGCGCAGGGCGCGGCACCGGCCGCGCCTGCTACCGCGAAGGCCGCGCCCGAGGCGACGCCGCAACAGAATCCGCTGCCCGGCGCCGACGAGGAGCTGGGCCTGGATCCGTCCAAGGTCGAGCGCCAGATACAGAACGCCAAGGACATCAAGGTGCTGGACCTGGCCTCCGATTCCATCGACGGGATTGCCGACCTGGGCGAACGTGCCCGCGTCTATCAGATCTACCAGCAGCGGCGCCTGGCCATGTCCGCCGCCGCCCAACGCGCGACGCCCGACGCCGGAAATCAGTCAGCCAGCAGCACAGCGTCTCGTCGCCCCATGAAGGCACCCGAGTAACCCTCCCCTTCAGCCCGCCAGCGCGGCGGGCTTCGCTCCCCCGACAAGGAATACCTCATGAACGCCCGTGATCACATCGACCCCCGCGAAATGACCGCAACCACCGTTGGCCGCGACCTGCTGTCGGCCTTGGTGACGGAACTGAAGCTGCTGCCCCAGGTCTGGGTCAAGCTCTCGCAGTCCAAGCAAGACGACATCATCGACCGCTTGCGCGACCGCGTCGACGCCAACATCAAGATGGCCGTGCATCTGATCGCAAGCGAAGGCCGCACCGTGGTGCAAGGTGACCTGGACCAGGTCACGATCAAGGACGGTGCGAAGGTCGTCATCAAGATCGGCCGCGGCGCTGAATCGCTTCACGACCTCTACGACTCGCAAGGCAAGGCCGTCCTGATCGTCGTCGCCGATTCGCAACCCCACACCGGCGGCATGGGCCAGGTGCGCGGCGAAGCCGATCAGCGCGCCATGAACCTGGGCAAGGAATACACCGACGAGGACGGCGACGGGATGGACGACGACTCCCACATCGTCGACGCCGATTTCCGCGAGCTGCCCGCGCCGCCTGGACCGATGGGGCCGACCGAAACGGAACTCGCGAAGGCCCGGAACGACGGCTACGACGCTGCGGCCGGCGGCGAACCCGAATCGGCGTGCCCGGTCATGGATGGTCAGCTGTGCATCGAATGGATCAAGGGCTGGAAGCAGTGGCACGAAGACCACGGCCAGGCCGAAAGCGACCCGGATGCGGAGGAATAGGCCATGCAGATCCGCCGCATCACTATCGAGAATTTTCAAGGCGCGCGCGCCGTCGACCTGGACCTGAGCACGCCGGTGACGCTGATCGCCGGACTGAACGGCCACGGCAAGTCGAGCGTCGCCGAGGCCGTGCGCCTCGCTACGCTCGGCGCGCCGGAACGCGTCGACTTCAAGAAGGAGTATGGCGACCTGATCACCGAAGGCGAACGGACCGGCTCGATAGCGCTGGAGCTGGACGTCGGCGCCGTGGGCATCGTACTGCCCAAGGGCACGCAGTCCGGCGAAGCGCTGGTGCCGCCATCCCCCGCGCTGCCATACGTACTGGCTCCTAATCGCTTCGCCGCGGCGAAGCCCGACGACCGCCGGACCCTGCTCTACGAGCTGAGCAAGACGAAGGTCCGAGGCGACGACATCGAGCGGCGCCTGCTGGCGCGCGGCTGCGACGCCGCGCTGGTCACCCAGATCAAGCCCATCCTCCGCACCGGCTTTCTCGCTGGCGCGGAACACGCCAAGCAAGAGGCCACGCAGGCAAAAGGCGCGTGGAAGGCCGCAACTGGCGAGCAATGGGGAAGCCAGAAGGCCGAAGGCTGGGCGGCGGAGGTGCCCTCGTTCGACCAGGCCGCCCTGGCGGGCGAACGCTCGGCGCTGGCAGAGGTCGACGCCAAGCTGGAGCAGTACACCAAGGCGCTGGGCGCTCTCGAACAAAAGGCCAGGGCGTTCGCCGCGGCGCGAGATCAGAACGAGGCGCGGCATGCGCAAGCCGCAAAGCTGCCCGCGCTGCGCCAGAAACTGGAGTTCGACCTGGCCGAGCATGAAAAGGCGGCCGCCCACGTCGAAGCGTTGCAGGCCAAAGCCGGTACTGGCCCGCGCGTGGGATTGGTCCACGATCTGGCGCTCTCCCTTTCCCAGCTCTGGAAATCCGAGGCGTCCAAGAACGTGGCCTTCGGCATTGGCCTGGACATAAAGGCGGTGCTGGCAACCTATGAGCGCCAGTACGGCAAAATCGGCGCCGCCGGTGATACGGAAGCCGCCGCGGCGTTGCCCAAGGCTATCGAAGCCCGCGACCTGATGGCGCGAAGCGTCGAGAACGACCGCCGCGATATCGCCGCGGCGGAAGCGGCGGCGGCCCAGCTGCAGGACGCCGACGCGCCGGAGGCAATCCAGCCCGCCGACGTCGAAGCGGCCCGTGCCAAGGTGACCGCGCTGCGCGCCGAGCGCAAGGCTATCGACGACCGCGTACAGGCGCTGCTGAATGCCAAACAGGCCGCCACCAGCGCCGCGGAGCGCACGACGAACGCCACCCGCTATCACGGGGACGTGCTGGCCTGGCTGGCAATCGGCGACGCGCTGTCGCCCGATGGCATCCCGGGCGAGATCCTCGCCGAAGCCCTGGAGCCGTTCAATGCCAAGCTGGCCGACCTGGCCAGTCTGGCGGGTTGGTGGGTTCCCTCGATCGCCGCCGACATGAGCATTACCTGGGGAGGCCGGCCTTACCGGCTGCTGTCGGAGTCCGAGCGGTGGCGCGTCGACGCGCTGATCGGCGCCGCGCTGGCAGAGATATCAGACCTGCGCTGCCTGATCCTGGACCGCTTCGACTGCCTGGACCTGGGCGGCCGCGGCGACGCCCTCGGGCTGGTCGACGCCCTGGCCGCCGACGGCCGCATGGACACCATCCTGGTGCTGGGCACGCTCAAGGCCGCGCCGGCGGCGCCGTCGGATATGTTCACAGTCGTCTGGATCGACGAGGGCCAAGCCGGCCACGCCAAGCTCCGGGAGGCCGCATGAAAGCCGCCCGCTACCACTCGGAGGAAATGCAAATTGCGCGGCGCGACGCCGGCGACCAGCTGCGCAAGCTTGGTGCCCCGGTGAAGGCAACCACGACCGTCCTGCAGATGGCCGAAATGATCGCGGAGCGCACGGGCTGGCCCGTACCGGCGGCCACGCCGGCGGCCGTCTTGCCCTACCTGGTGCGGTTTCTCGATATCAGCCGCGCCGGCGCAACCCCGCCGCCTTATCGGCCGGTGGCGCGCCGCCCTATGCGATACGACCTTGCCATGCGCACCGTGGCGGCCCGCGCGGCTGCCGCGCAGCCGCACCTGATCCCGGCGTCCAGCAACGTCATCACCTGGAGGGAACTGCCCCTATGAGCTTCCACCTCAACCTCGCGCGCCTGCGCGATGCCGCCGCGACCAGGGTCCGTGGCGAGGCCCCGGACAGCTGCCGCGTCCTGCGCGAGGATCTGCGCGCAGTTCTGTACGTGGTCGATCGATTGGACGCCGGCCAGCCTACCGCGGGCGCGGCACCACACCTGCAGGCGGCCGCGGCGCGCCTCACCAAGCTGGCGCAAGAGACGCGCGCCATTTATGGCCAGGAGACGAGCGCCGGCGGCGAGCCGGCCTACCCCTCCTGGACAGACGACGTGTTCGCGCTGGTGGCCGCAAAGGGAGGCGCACATGGCTGAACACAGCAAAATCGAATGGACCGACCACACGTTCAACCCGTGGGAGGGCTGCCAGAAGGTTGGGCCGGGCTGCGACCACTGCTATGCAGAGACGCGCAATGCACGCTTCGCCGGCGGCCAGGCGGTGAACTGGGGGCCGGGCGCGCCGCGCCGGCGCACCAGCGCGGCGAACTGGCGCAAGCCGCTCGCCTGGAATGCCGCACATGCCGAATTCCAGGCCCAGCACGGGCGACGCCAGCGGGTGTTTTGCGCCAGCCTGGCCGACGTGTTCGACAACGCCGTGGATCCAACCTGGCGCGAGGATCTTTTCAGCCTCATCGAGGCCACCCCGAACCTGGACTGGCTGCTGCTCACGAAGCGCATCGGCAACGTCTGGAACATGCTGCCCGTACCGTTCGACTTCGATAGGCTTTACCCGAACGTCTGGATCGGCGCCACCATCGTGAACCAAGCCGAGGCCGACCGCGATATCCCTAAGCTGCTGGAGGTGCCGGCGCGCGTGCGCTTCCTAAGCATGGAGCCGCTACTTGGGCCGGTCGACCTGGGCGCCGCCTGCCGGCGCGCTGGGTTGCACCTGGGAGAGGCACTGGACTGGGTAATCGTCGGCGGCGAGAGCGGCCCCGGCGCGCGCCCCATGCATCCGGCCTGGGCCGCCAGTCTGCGCAACCAATGCCAGGACGCTGGAGTGCCGTTCCTGTTCAAGCAATGGGGCGAGTGGGGCCGCGCGCGGCCGCAGCCGTCGGGGCAGCCTGGCCGGTATGCACTGGCGCCGCGGGAAGGCTGGTTTGGCGCAAATGCTCCTATGCCGACTGCTGTGGACCAGTATCCCCGGCAGTTCCTGGCCATCGGCTCCGACATCCTGGAACGCGTAGGCAAGACTGCCGCCGGCCGGCTCCTCGACGGCCGCGAATGGAATGAGGTGCCACATGCTTGAGCCGAATCCCAACTGGACACCGGTATCGGAAGACGCGCTGCGTCGTGTCTCCGAGGTCTTCGGCCAGAACGGCGCTGCTGCCCGAGCTTTGCGCGCCGGCTATCTCATGGAGCAGGCCGGCGAGCCTGTCGCGTACTACAACACCAGCAGCGACATACGGGCCGTCAGCTTGCAGGGAGATCTGCTTTGAAAGAGCGCCCCATCATCTTCAATGCGCACATGGTGCGGGCCGTGCTGGACGGCACCAAGATACTGACCCGCCGCCAAGTGCGCAGCACCGGGTTGTATGCGATCGATGCCGCCATACACGGGGAAGCCGTCGCCGCGCGCGAGCTGGCCAACCTTGCAACGCAATGCCCGCACGGTCAGCCTGGCGATCGCCTATGGGTGCGCGAGGCCTGGCGCAGTGCCGCCGATCTGGACAAGTACAGCGGCAGTCAGATCGCCGACCTGTGCCTGGACGCCGGCTACAGCGTGCCTTGGGCGCCTATCCAGTATGAGGCCGATGGCGCACGGCGGGATTGGCAGCACACCGGCATACCGCGCGAGGGTGGCCCTCCCCAGCGGGGCAGGTATCGCCATGCACGGTTCATGCCGCGCTGGGCTAGCCGCCTCATTCTGGAAGTCACCGGCGTGCGCGTCGAACGGCTCCAGAACATCAGCGACGAGGACGCGCGCGCCGAGGGATGCGACCCATGGCACGACCTGCGCGGCGTGCCGAACGTGACCGTAGGCGAGATGGCCCACGGCTACCGGCGCGCGTTCCGGCACCTGTGGGACCTGATCAACGGCGATGGCGCCTGGGACGCCAACCCCTGGGTCTGGGTCATCGAATTTCGTCGCACCGACGGAGGAACCTGAACATGGCCGCCGACATCGACACTTTCCTCTCGGCCCAAGAGGTCGGGGAGTTCTCCGGCATCAAGCGGGGAAAAACTGTGCGCGGCCGCAAGGTCACGCGCGAACAATTGCAGGTCGAATGGCTGCGACGCACGGGCGTTCCATTCATCGTGAACGCGCGCGGGCGGCCTATGATCGTCCGCGCCAATCTGGTGGGGGATGCCCAGCGCGGCCGGGCGCAAGACGCGCCGCCCGCCTGGCAACCCAATGCGCTGCAGTCTGCGTGAGGATATGGGCCGTAAACCGTACAAAAACTTGAGCCTGCCTCCGGGCATGCGCGCGCGCCGCCAGAAGAGCGGCCGAACCTACTACTACTACGACGCCGGCGGCCGCCCGCGGCGAGAAATTCCCCTTGGGCCGGACCTGGTGGAGGCTGTTAAGCGCTGGGCGGATCTTGAACGGGAGCGCGCCCCCGCCTCTGCTCCGGTCGCCACGTTCAGGTACGCCGCCGAGCGCTACGTGCGGGACGTCATCCCGACCAAGGCGGCCCGCACGCAAACAGACAACATGAAGGAGTTGGCATTCCTGTACGAATATTTCGACGATCCACCCGCGCCGCTGGATCAAATCCGGCCCCAGCACATCAAGCTGTATTTCAGCTGGCGCGCCGACAAGGCGCGGGCCTGGTACCAGAAGATGGAGCGCGAGATTCCGGTCAACCCTGGGCACGTTCGCGCCAACCGCGAAATCGCCTTGTTCTCGCACATCTACAACTATGCGCGAGAGACAGGCCTCACGGACGCCGCGAACCCCTGCGCTGGTGTGCGGAAGAACCGTGAAGACGGGCGAGACGTTTACGTCGAGGACGAGGCTTTCCAGGCCGTCTGGAACCAGGCCGACCAGCCGACGCGGGACGCGATGGACCTCATGTATCTTTCCGGCCAGCGGCCGGCAGATGTCCTCAAATTCGACGAACGGGACATTCGAGACGGCCTGCTGCACGTCGGGCAGAACAAGACCAAGAAGAAGCTCCGCATCGCGGTCGAGGGCGAGCTGTCCACGGTGATCGACCGAATCCGCGCCCGCAAGGCCGGCTACAAGGTCTGCTCCACGGCCCTGGTGGTCAATGAAGACGGCCAGCGGCTGACCTATGACGCCCTGCGCCAGCGCTTCCATAAGGCACGGGCTGCGGCTGGCCTGGCCACCGACGCCTTCCAGTTCCGAGACCTACGCGCAAAGGCGGGAACCGACACGACCGAGTCCAGCGACATCCGCCGGGCGCAGTTGCAGCTGGGCCACACCTCGGTGCAAATGACCGAACACTACGTGCGGGCGCGGCGCGGCGACAAGGTCAAGCCCACCCGCTGAACTGCTCCGCAAACGAAAGCCGCAGTAGCACTGGCGCGGGTCTTGAAGGGGTCGATTCTTGCCGTTTGCGGAGCAAAATCACCCCATAACCTATTGATTTAGCGGAACTAAATCAAGGAATCATAATCCGCAGGTCCCCTGTTCGAATCAGGGATGCGCCACCAAGAAATACCAAGGCCCGCAAGCAATTGCGGGCCTTTTGCTTTTGGCTCGCGATGGGCATTGTGGCCCATGTGGCTGTGACCCATCTCGCCGTGACCCATCTGTTGCATCGATGCGCCCGCCTGCTCCAGAGCGGGGTCAACATATAGCCTTGCCCGACGCCGGTGCTATGCTTGGCGCCTGCCGCCCCCCTCCTGCTTCCCTCGTGAGGTTCGCATGCGCCGGTCCGCCCCAGGTTTTCGCGCCTATCGCGGCGCCAGACTGCCCCTTGCCTTGGTATTGCCTGCGCTGGCGCTGATGCTTGCCGCCCGCCCCAGCCACGCCGTGGAATACGCGCAAGTGAAAACCGTGGAAGGGTGCAAGGTCGTCGAAGTGCGCGGATACGCGACCGCCTACCAGCAGATCTCCTGGTCGGGATCATGCCGCAATGGCTTGGCCGAAGGCACGGGAAAACTGGTTCACACCTGGAAGGACGGGCGCGTCAACACCGCCTGGGAAACGCTGCAGGCCGGCCGGCGGCCGTTCGAAACGTCGGATGTCTACAGCTACCTGGAAAACGCCAAGACATACATCCTCTTCAAGCAGCCGGGGCAGCCAGCCGTCAAGATCACCGAGGCTGAATGCCTGGCCGCGCCCGGCTGCTGGACCATCGCCAAGGCCCGTGGCCAGACCAACGGCACCAGCGCCCCCAAAGCCGCCAGCGCGCCGCTTTCCGGAGCGGCGGTGGCGGTGTCGTCCGGCACCTCGGCGATGGGCATCGAGTTCCGCTTCGAAAACCGCCAAGGCAGCCCGATGATCGTCGGCACCGGCGGCCCGTGCGCGACCAGTGACCTGGGCCTGTATCGCGTGGAAGCGGTGCCGTCATCGTTGATGGCGCGGGAAAAAGGCGGAAGATCCGTATTCCTGGAAACGCCGCGATTCACGGTCATCGGCGAAGCGGCGCCAGGCGTGCCGATCGACTACATCTGGAACGAATTCACGGCCCGCGACATCCAGGCGATGCTGCGCGCCGCCGCCGCAAACCAGAGCACCCCGGAAGCCAAGAAGAACTACCAGCAGATGCAATGCGTTGCCCGCAACCATGTCCAGTACGAGCAGGCCATCTACGGCTGGTTCAAGGCCAACTGGAAATCCTGCCCCCAGCGCTGCCAGGCGGCTTCGGGTTTTTACATGCCGGGCGACATGCGGTAGCCGGGACAGCGCAGGTCCGTCGCGCCCTGGCCACGTCGCTCATTCACGCGACGCGCGCCGTGACCGGCTCAAGCGCGCGGAGCCGGCGGCGCCGCGTCCGCCAGATAGGCCATCACGGCGGACTTGCCCGCCGAGGACGCCTCGTCCTGGCTGCCATAGCGCCGTTCGGAATAATTGGTGCTGCGCACGTTGCCGCTGTCGGGATCGAGCAGCGTGATGATCCATGCGAACTCGCCAGGCAT